ATGAAGGTGGACGAACTGCTCTACGGGGGAGCCGCCGGCGGCGGCAAGTCGCGGTTCATGCGCGCCGATTTCTTCCAATTCTGCATGCAAGTGCCCGGTGGTCGCGCTATTATCTTCCGCCGAACGTTCCCGGACCTTGCGCGTTCGGTCATTGACCCGCTGCTGGAGGAAACCCCGGTTGGTTTGGGCAAGTACAACCGTTCCGAACACATGTGGAGGTTCGCCAACGGCAGCGTGCTGGAATTGGGCCACCTACGCAACGAATCGGACTTGCTCAAGTATCAGGGCGCGGAATACCAGCGCATTGGCTTTGAGGAATTGACCCACTTCACCGAAAAGCAATACACCTATATGCTTTCCCGTCTGCGTTCCGCTGGCGAGGTCAAAGAACGCATGGAAGCGTTGGGGCTGCGCACGGGCGTGGTTTCCACCGCCAACCCCGGCGGACCCGGGCACCACTTTGTGAAGGCTCGCTTTGTGGACCCGGCCCCGGCAACCAAGGTGTTCAAAATGGCTGCCACGCTGGACGACCCCAACCCCGGCACCCGCTGCTATATCCCGGCCAAGGCCACGGACAACCCCAGTATTGACGGCGCCTACATTGACAAGCTCAACGCCCTGCCGGACAACCTACGCAAGGCGCTGCGTGATGGAGACTGGAACGTCCTGGACGGCGTGCGGTTCGCCCAATGGCGGGACAGCATCCATGTTGTTGAGCCGGACATTTCCCCCATGGATTTGGTCACCTACCCGCGCGTTGTGGCCGTCGACTACGGGTTCGGGGCGCCGTTCGCCGCCGTCTGGATTGCCAAGCTGCCCAACGGCGTGAACCTGGTTTACCGCGAGCTCTACGCCAAGAACCTGACCGCCACCCAGCAAGCCAAACTAATTTTGGAATCCGAGATGGAGGGCGAACGCACGGACGGGCGCCACATTCCGGTGGTTATGGACCCTTCCATGTGGCGGCGCAACGAGGGCGGCGGCAGCGCCCACCCCTTGGGCGACAAAGACGCGCCCCCGGTGGGATCCGCGGCTCACGACTACCAGCGTGTTCTTGGTCAGCGGCCCATCAAGGCGTACAACGCCCGTGTGCCCGGGTGGTCTCGCATTGACGAACTGCTACGCATCCAGGATGAGGGCTACGCCCTCTTGCAGGTTTACAACACGTGCCGGGACACCATCAGGACGTTGCCAGCGCTGCCCCGGGACAAGAAAAACCCGGAAGACGTGGACACCACCACTGAGGACCACCTCGCTGACGCGTTGCGCTATGGGGCCATGTTCCTCAACGGCAGGTTCTATGAGCCGGCCAAACCACAGGTGAAGCGCAGCCCGTTGACCGCGGGGGTTCCGGCCACCGCGGGGTTGGCACGTCAGGGCTTTTAGCACCGTCCCACAGTTCCGGCGCTGACCGGGGCACCATGACAGCATGGCAAAAGACACGGCACCCACAAGCGCGATTGGTCACCCGGGCGGATTCAAGCCCGTTTGGCGCCCCGGCATTGCCGGAAACATTTTTGAGGTGGACCCATTCGAGGGCACCCCGGAATTGATGTGGCCGCAATCTGTCATGGTCTATGACCAAATGCGCCGCACGGACGGCCAGATTGGTGGCACCCTACGCGCCATGACGCTGCCCATCCTGTCCGCCAATTGGGACTTTGACACTGAGGGCGTGCGCCCGGAAGTAGTCAACCTTTGCCGTTCGGAACTTGGCATTGTCAAGGCTGGCGAGTCGCGCCGCCGCCGCCGCCGTCAGGGCATCAACTGGATTGAGCACCTACGTTCGGCGTTGCTGTCGGTTTCCTATGGGCACATGCCCTTTGAACAGGTCTACGAGGTAGGGCCACCCAACCCGGGGCAGGTAGACATTGACCTTGAGGAAGTGGTCCACCTCCGAAAGCTGGATCCGCGACCGCCGCGCACCCTTACGGAAATCCGGGTGGCCGCTGACGGTGGCCTTGCTGGCATTTCCCAGCCGCCCATTGAGATTAGCCCGGGCAAATATAAAGAACGCTTTATACCTGTCAGCCAGTTGGTCATGTACTGCATGGACCGCGAGGGCGCGGACTGGACCGGCAACAGCATTTTGCGGCAGGTCTATAAGAACTGGTTCATCAAGGACATGCTGATTAGGTTGTCTGCGCAGATCGTGGAGCGCAACGGCATGGGCGTGCCGGTCATGTCCTTTGACGAAAACGTGGAGGGTGCAAGCCGCGTTGAGGCCGAACGCGCCGTCCAGGACTTCCGCAGCGGCGCCACCGCCGGGTTGGTCAAGCCAGTTGGAACCACGTTTGAGCTTGTGGGCGTCACGGGTTCCACTGTGGACCCCATCCCGCTTATCAACCTCCATGACCAAGCGATTGCCAAGGGCGCCCTTGCCATGTTCATGGACTTGGGCCACGATTCCGGCGCTCGCTCGCTGGGTGATACGTTCGTGGATTTCTTCACGGACTCCCTGCAAGCCGTCGCTGACTCAATCGCTGAGACCGCCACGGAACACATTGTGCGTGACCTGGTGGAGTGGAACTATGGCCCTGACGAGCCTTACCCCGTCCTGACCCCGGGCGAGCTCAAGAACAACAAGAACGTCACGGCTCAAACCCTTTCGACGCTCACACAGGCTGGCATCATCACCCCTGACGGCAAGCTTGAAAAGCACGTCCGCACCACGTTGAACCTGCCGGAAGTTGACCCGGCGACGGCGCGACCCAAGGACGCAGCGGCCCCCGCAGGGAAGCCGGGGGCGGAAGCTTCCACGGTGCTGCCCCTGTCTGAGGGTGCCAGCGACATGGACCGTATGGACCAACTCATGACGCGGTGGGCTGAGCTCAAGCGCGCCCACGGCCACGGGAGTTAACACACGTGTGCCAAGAGTGTGACGCCACAGTTGCCGAAATCGAATCGCTGTTGATGCTGGCGGAAGTGGAACGCGAGGTCATAGACGCCGAGATAGCGGCTGGCCATAGCGTTCCGGCTGCCGTCCGGCCCATGCTGCCCCACGAGGTTGCCGCCAAGGTGCGCTTTGGGGAAATCGCCAAGCTGACCGACGACGCCGTGGGCGAGGCCACCCAGGTGCTGCAAGGTCTGCGTGACGTGATCACGGGCTCCGTGCTGGCCGCAATGGTGGGCGACGCTGAAACGATCACCCCCACGGAAGCCACGCGCGCGCTCGCGCAACTGAACGCGGCGCAGCCCCGGCCAGTGCAAGACGCCGTGGCCAAGACCGCCATGGCCCTGCAAGGAATCCTTGGGCGCGTCGCGTTGGGCGCTTCCGGCATTGTCGTGGGCGAGGCAGCACGCCAAGGCATCAAAGTGGACGGCTTCCAGCCCAATTCCGTGCCCGACGAGGTGTTCAAGCTCCCGGCAGCCGCCGCCGCCCTGCACCCGTGGCAGCGCATCACGGGCAAGCTGCAGACGGTCCTCAACAACCCTGCCAACCTGTTCCGGGACTCCATCCCGCGGGACGAAATCGCCAAGGAAGTGGACAGCATCCCCTTGGACGGCACCGTGGACATGGCTAAACAGGCAATCCACAGCGCCCACGGCGTTGGCCGGAACGAAGCGGCCGCAGACCTCAACCCAACTGAGATTTTCGCATCTGAAATCATGGACGGCGCCACATGCGCGCCCTGCAAGGCCATTGACGGGCACGAATACAAGACCATGGAGGACGCCAAGGCTGACTATCCGAACGGCGGCTATGAGGCGTGCCTCGGTGGTCTGCGCTGCCGCGGCACCTTGGTATTCATGTACGACGAACCGGCCACCCCGCGGGAAGACCCCAACCCGGAACCGTTGCCACCCATCCCGCCGGCTGACCCCGCCCCGGCGCCCAAGACGCCGCGCAAGCGCAAGCCCAAGGTCACCCCAGCCCCGGTGGAGGAACCCAAGCCGCAGACCAGAAAAGAGGCTTTGGCCAAGGAACGCGCTGAACAGGAACCGGAAACGCCCGGGCTGCCGCCCAAGCCGACCGGCACGCCGCCGCCCCGCAAAAAGGGCCAATCCCAGCGGTACACAGACATTGACCAACTGCCCATTGACCACGGCAAGGCCACAGACACCCCCATGCTGGTGGCCAAGAACACCAACCCGGGCCACGACAAGGTGTATGGCACCAAGTTCTATAACAACAACTGTTCTAGCGTGGTCCAGGCTTACGAGTTCCAGCGCCGCGGATACGACGTCAGGGCTGCCCCGGTGGCTGACGGCAAGGGCCGATTCGACACCGAGTATGTAAGCCAGTGGTGGAAGGACGCCAAGGGCAACCCGGCGCTCATGGACTACGCCGCGTTGCTGCCGGACGTGCCGGGGCGCATGAACAAGCACTTGCGCACTGTGGCCAAGCTGGAACAGTGGGCGGACCCGTTCCCGGACGGCGCCCGTGGCTTTGTGGCGCTCCACTGGACCCAAGGCGGCGGTCACGTCTTCAACTGGGAAAAGGTGGGCGGCAAGCTCACATGGCTGGAAGGCCAAACAGGCAACTGGGACGCATCCAAGCACTTCACCCCGGGCATGTTCAAACCGGAATCCGTGCGTATCGTCCGCATTGACGACAAAATACCCACCCCGCTGGCCATGCAAGCCCTTGAAACCCGGCCCCGCGAGCTTGAACAGGAAGTAGCGGAAAAGGGCATCAACGGCGCTGGCGGGTTGTCCAGTGCTGACAAGAAACTGCGGTCAGTGTGGCGCGTGCGTACCGGACCCAATGGCCTTGAGTACGTGCCGCCGGCGTACCGCAAGAACAAATCCAACAGGTGGGAAGCGATCCCGGAAAACGAGCGCACCAAGATGCTTGAGGACTTCAAGAAAAACGGGAACCGGCCCACCTAAAACAGGCACGCGCGGACGGATGATAAGAACATGGCACAACTGACATTTGAGGAAGCCCGGGCAGCCGTCCGAGCTCAAAACCAGCCCATCTGGGAAGACAACGACACCCCGGGCGAGTACATGGTCGCTGGCTACGGGTGGGAGAACGACGAAAGCTATCTACTCGTGGAGGGCGCGCGCGAGTACCTGGAGGACGGCCTATTCGAGTATGTGGTGATGGACGCCCCGGCTGTGTTCGTGGACAAGGAAACCGGAACCGTGGCGCTGGCTGAGTTCCTAACGGTCTTCGAGGTCATACAGTCCATGACCCCGGTTCCCGGCCACGAACCACCCACGGACCCCGACGACGACGAATAGACGCCCACCCCCGGCACCCCCGGAACCTACACGGTTCCGGGGGTGCTTTTTTGTGACACCGCCGCCGTCCCACAACCACGGCGACACGGTGGGCATTATCAGGGCACGAGGCTAGACAACGATTCAGAGGAAATGAGGGAAGGCAAATGCCCATCAAACGCGATTCAAGGGGCCGGTTTGCTGGCAGCGGCGGCGGTTCGCGTGGCGGCTCAAAGCGAGCTTCACGCGTCCCCAAGGCACGGCAGACCGCCGGCAAGCTGCAAAAGTCCGGCATGCAGTCCATTGCTGACAGCGGCGGCAAGCTGACCCCCAAGGCGAAAACCCAGCTTAAGCAATCCGCCAACATCAGCAAGAACGTTACCCGCAAAGCTGACGCCAAGCGTCTGGACCACCCCAAGCGCGAGGTTGCCGGGGGCGAGGGCAAGCGCAACGGCAAGCCCGTGAACGGCGCGGCGAACTTGGCGCGCAAGGGTGTTGACCACATTCTGGCCCGGAAAGCGGCGGACGAAAAAAAGAAAAAGCCCACCAAGAAACAACAGCGTGAGGCTGCCATGAAGAAAGCACAGGCCAAGATGCTGGCCCAAGCGAACGCCAAGAACAAGCGCTAGGGGAAACACCATGGCAGTGAAACGCGACGCTAACGGGCGGTTCACGTCCAGCGGGGGCACCAAGGTGGGCAGCCGTTCGGCCAAGCTGGCCAAGGTCAAGGGCCACAAGAAAGCCGTCCAGGACAACACCAACGCGCGCCACAACCTTGCGCAGGTCCGTAAAAAGGCCGAAAAGGACGACACCCGGGCGTTCCGCCGGGGTGACAAAGCCGCCATGGCAAAGACGGAAAAGCACCTCGAAAGCTTCCGCCCCAAAGAATCCAAGCTGATCAAGGAACAAGTGAAGCTTGGGCAGCGTGGCAAGACGGGACAGCGCAAGCTATTGCCGTTCAAGCCCGAAATTGCCAACAAAAAGGCGCAGGTCAAAAAGCGCCGTGCGAAAGCGGGGAAGTGATGAAGTTCGCAACAGTTGAGGCCGTGCCGTTGGTCAAGACTGGCACGTGGAACGGGTCCACTGGTTCCAAGGCGATCACCAAGGAAGACCTTGAAGCCATTGTGGAGGCGCACGAGTCAGCCGTTCTTGACAAGGGCGTGCTAAAAAAGGGTCACCTTGACCCCCGGCATGAGAACCCAGCGTGGGACGGCGACCCGGCCTATGGTCAGGTGGACAATCTGCGCTTGTCCGACGACGGCGAAACGCTGCTGGGTGACTACATCAACGTGCCGGAAGACCTGGCAGAGTCCTTGCCGTCCGCGTACCCCAACAGGTCCGCGGAAATCGCGTGGGGCGTGAAGCTCAAGGACGCCGCCGGGAAGGTCACCAAAGAGTTCAAGGCCGCGCTTGCTGGCGTCGCTTTGCTGGGGCGCACGCCCCCGGCTGTGAAGGGCTTGGGTGGGCCGGTGTCCGCGTTCTCTGCATCTGCTGTGGAGTTTGACAGCATCGGCGTGTTCTCAGTGGTTACCGAGTTCTCTCTGCCCGGTGGCCTGACGGCCAATGCGCTGCGTGAAGCACTGTCTACGGCGATCACCGACGCGTTCAAGGACAGTACCCCAAAGACCAACGGGGAATATTCCGAGTGGCCGTGGATGGTGGACTACGACGACGAAAAGGCGTGGTTCCGTTCCAACGGTGGCGTGTTCCAAGTGGGATACACCGCGAGCGACGGCGGCGCGATCACGTTGAACGACGACGTTACGGAAGTAATCGAAAAGCGTTCCTTTGTTCCCGTGCCCGACACGGCAACCGTCCCACAAACGCAGCTTTCGGAAACGCAAGCTAACGACGTACAGGGCGCCGAAAGCGCCACAGAAAACGCTACCAAGGAGGAACCCTCCATGTCCGAGCACCTTAAGAAGCTCCGGGACCGTCTGGGCTTGCCTGAAACGGCCACGGAGGAAGAAATCCTTGCCGCTGCCGCTGAGGCCGTCCCGGAACCCGCCCCGGAATCCAAGGTCGACGCTGACGGCAAGCCCGTTGTTGAGGCTGAGGAACAGACCAACAACAGCGCTGCCACGGGCAAGCATGCTGCCCCCGCCGCTGGCGACGCCCCCAAGACTGTGATTGTCTCCGAGGCTGCGTTCTCCGAGCTCATGGCATCCAACCAGACCAATTCGGAAAAGCTGGCCGCTATGGAAGCTGACAACCGCAAGCGCCACGTGGCTGGTTTGGTCAGCGACTACACCAAAGCCGGGAAGATTCACCCCACCGAAAAGTCCTACTTCACGGAAGCCCTGGCGACCAACGAGGAATCCACCCGCAAGCTGCTGGACGCTCGCGCTGGCATTCCCGTGGTGGCGATTGGGTCCGAGAACGTGGATCCGGTCCAGTTCAGCGAAAACCAGAACTTTGACGACGCGTTCAAGTTCTTCAACCTTCCGATTGGAGGCAACTAAGCCATGGGCCAGTTTGAAAACGCCGTAGACGTTGTACGCGATCCCGGCAAGAACTACACCGCCAAGACCGGCGCCGCAGCCGTCCGCGGCTCGCGCTTCCTGTCCTACGTCGCCGGTGGCACCCGTCAGGTGTCCAAGGTAGGCGAGGCCACCGCCACGTCCGCCGTTATCGGCGTCGCCAAGTACGACGCCCCGGCGAACAAGGAAGTGGGCGTCCTCAAGGGCGGCGCATGCGGCGTTATCGCTGGCGGCGCTGTCGCCATTGGTGACCGCGTTGTGTCCGACGCGCAGGGCCGTGCTGTCAAGGCCGCGGACGGTGCCCCGTTCGTCGGTGTCGCCTACACGGACGCCGCGCTCAACGCCGTCGTTTACATCGACTTCTAAGCCAGAAAGGCACGGAAAAACAAAAATGAGCTCTCTCATGTACCCGCCCCAGGGTCCGACTGTCAACGGTCAGCAAATCACCGTTGATTGGGCACTCAAGACGCCCACCTTCATTTCCAAGGCCGTGACCCTTGCCCTGCAGGGCCGGTTCATCAGTGACTACATTTTCCGTGCTGGCAATGCCGCCGCGGGTGCTGTGGTCTACGAACGGACCCTCGGCCCGAACGAGAAGTACCCGGCCAAGGGCGACGTTGAAATCGTGAACCCGGGCGACGAGTTCCCGCTGGTGGACGTTGGCGAGGTTTCCAAGGAAACCGCCATTGTTGACAAGTTCGGTGCCGCCGCGCTGGTGACTTACGAACAGATTCGTCGTAACCAGACGGACAAGGTAACTGAGGCAATCGTCAAGATTTCCAACGCTATCTTGCGCAAGACCGACAACCGCGCCATGGCTGCACTGGCCAATGACCCTGACAAGCTGGTTGTGGCTGCTGCTTCCGGCTGGGGCACGGCTGACCCGGACCCGTTCGCTGACATTGTTGGCGCCGTGGGTCTTGGCGAGGGCCAGGAACTGGACTACAACCTCGATACCGTCCTTATCAACCCCCTTGACGCGGCCAAGCTGCTCAAGAACCGGGACATTCGAGACCAGCTTCCCCGTGAAGCCGTCAGCAACAACCCGTTGCTGACCGGACGCTTGGAAGGTCTCGCGGGTCTCTCGTGGATTCAGACCAACCGCAAGGCGCCGGGTTCGCTCTACATTCTGCAGCGCAACATCACGGGTGTGCACGCTGAGGAACTGAGCACCTACACTCGCAACATTGATGAAGCGGCCAACGAGCGTTGGCGCGTACAGGGCGCCCGTGTTTCGGTGCCGATCATCACCGATCCCAAGTCCATTATCGAACTGACGGGAATCTAGCCATGGCCCCCACTGCTGCACGTAAAGCGTCGGAAGCGCTCAAGGGCGCCCCGGTCCCCGCGCCGGCTGAGGAAGCCCAGCTGGACCTCCCGGCAACCGAGACGGACGCCAAGGCCGCCGCTGACAAGGAAGCCGCTGATAAGGCGGCTGCCGAGGCAGAGGCAGCCAAGGAAGCCGACGAGGCCAAGGTCACCGCTGACGTGGAGGCCACCCACGCGGACGAACAGGACGACACCGACGACTTGGTGGAAGCCACCGTCGTTATTGCCATGTTCAACTATTTCGCGGAAGACGGCACGCACCTTTCGGCGCTCAAGGGCACCAAGGTGCACGTTGAGCCGGACGTTGCCGCGCGCGGCGTCCGTATCGGCGCGCTGACCGTCCAGGACTAGCCCGAAAGGCTAAACAAAATGGCTGAGGCCACAACGTGGGGTGTCAGCGTCGAGGAAGTTTCGGCGCTGGCCCCCCATATTGTTATTACCGAATCTGAGGCGCCCCCGGTTGGTGGCGCCCCGGACCCCTTCGTCAACGGCGCCGCGGTGCGGAAGCTCACGCGCATGCAGGTCAATGGGTTCATCAACGACATAACCGCCATGGTGGATATGCGGATCCATGAGCGCGCGCGGATTGCTGACCCGGTGTTTAGCGCCAAGATTGCCGCCGCCGCCAAGGACGTGGTGAGGAATGGCGCCGGTTCTTACTTGGTGTCTGCTGCGTTCCCCATCAAGGCCGGACCCAACGAGAACACCAGCTATGCCGCGGAACTTTGGAACCGTTACAAGCTGGGGCTTGAGGAACTGGAAAAGGCCATTGCCAGCTTCATCAAGGACGGTGTTGGCCTCAACCCGCTGCCGGACGCCCCGTCGCGGATCACTAGCTTTTTCCCGGCTGTCAGAGTCCGCGACGACATGAGGTTTTAGCACATGGGTGCCATATTGCACTTCAAGATTGAGGGCGGGGAAGCATTCAATGTGATGCTTGACCGTTTCCAGGAGAACTTTCACAACGCCGAACCCGTATTCGAGGCCATGGCCGAATACCAAAAGGGGATTTGGCGTAAACAGTTCGATCAAGAGGGCGCATATACCGGCGCCGGCATGTGGTCAGCGCTCAAACCTGACTACGGAGCTTGGAAGCAACGGCACTACCCCGGCAAGCCCATATTGCAACTGACTGGCGACCTCATGGCGTCCATGACGGAACGCCCGTTCGGGGTTGACGAAATCACCGACGAACAAATGGTTATTGGCACAGCCGTGCCATATAGCGCGTTCCATCAGCGCGGCACGGAAACCATGCCAGCGCGGCCCATGGTGCAAAAGCCGTCAGGGCGTGACCGGCTGCAATTCGCCAAGTACCTCCAAAACTGGATTGTGAAAGGAAGCGTGACGTAATGCTTGGTGCTGAGGGAGTGGCCCGGGCGCTGGTGTACCGGATTCAAGCGCGGTTCCCGGCCAAGCTCGCGGAAATCCGCACCCGGCTGGCCGTGGACGCCGCCGAACTGCCGGAGCTCAACGCGATCTATCCGCACGAAATCAACCTGCGAGCCGTCAACGCTTACCCCTGCATGTCCGTGGTGGAGTACGAGACCACCGGGCGGATTGGCAACAGGCAGATGGACTCAGACGGCGACTATGACGAATACAGCTACCGCTACCGCATGCGGGTTTTCATCTGGGGCATGGGCACCGATCATGTGGGCACGGACTTGCTGCGCAAGCGGCTGACGCTGGCCGCGCGCGAGGTGCTGCTGAATGACAAGATTTTCTATGATCAGGGCGGACAGTACGCCGAACTAGACCCCGCAACACTCAAGGAATCATTCAGCGACGTTGGCGACGTGGCCGACAACCAGTTCCTTGGTGGCGCGTACCTGGAATTTGAGGTTGTCACCCAAGAGACCTTGAAGGCGTACCAAGGCCGGGTGAGCGACGACCCGGCCACGATCATTCCTGAGTTGGGCGCCGTGGGTGAGGGCGACACGCACCCCGTCCCCCAACCGGAACCCTAGACAAATGAACCTATAGCCATGAGTGAAAACGTGCGGGTTCATAACCCCAACCCATTTGAAGTGGTCATAGACCTTGAGGGGCACAGCCTTGACGGGCACACTGCCACGGACGTGAGCCGGGACACCCTCACGGACCACCTCATTGACACCGGCCAGTTGCTAATCCAGCACCCGGCCCCGGCTGAACCATCGGAACCCGTCCTTGTGACGCCGACCGTGGTTCAGTCGAAAAACAGGCGCCGAAACAACAACACCGAGGCCACCGGCAACGGTTCTGAGACAGGAGAAAACTAATGGCTATTGGTGTTGAGGTCAGCACCTCTCTGCGTACCGGCCCGACGAACCCGGGGGCAATTTCCGGCCGTCTGCAAATCGCTGGTATCACCGAGCGTGGTTCCGCCACTGAGTCCGTGCTGGTGAAGTCGCTGGCACAGTATGAAAGCCTCTTTGGCACCCGTCAGGCTTTCGCGTCCAACATGTACGATTCGGCGCGCACGTTCTTTGAGGAAGGCGGCAGCGAGCTTGTAGTTTCGCGCGCCGTTGGTCCGGCTGCCACTGCCGGGTTCTTGGTCCTCAAGTCCACTGCTGGCACCGTGGATACGCTGCGTATCGCCGCACGTAACCCCGGCTCGCATTCGTCCGCGATCACGGCTGAGGTGACCGTTTCCGGTGGCCTGTTCACGATCACGGTTCGGCGTAGCTCTGAGGTCATTGGCCTGTTCTCGAATCTGTCCACCCCGGCTGACGCCGTGGCTGCCGCGTCCACCAACTCGCATGTGGTGATCACGGACATGGGCGACGCGACCGCAGCACCGGGCAACCAGCCCAAGGCATTGGTCCCCACCGTGCTGTCCGCTGGCGTTGACGACCGCGCCGCTGTCACGTCCACGATTGTGGCCGCTGCGCTGTCCAACCCCGGCCCCGTCACCAAGGGCGCTGCTGTCGCGGCACCTGGCTATGCTGCATCGGCCATTGGCGCTGCTCTCATTGCGCACGCCAAGGCCAACGCCAAGGTGGCCCTGTTGTCCCCCGTGGCTGGTGCCACCGCTTCCGCGGCTGCTGCTGAGGCTAAGGCGCTGGTTGGCGCTGACGGCGCCTATGCTGGCGTGTTCTACCCGCACGTGGTCATTCCTGACGGCAACGGCACCCGCACGCTGTCGCCGGAAGCCTACGTCGGCGCCGTGCGAGCTCGCGCGCACGTCAACATTGGGTTCTGGGCTGCCCCTGCCGGTGAACGCGCCCTGCCGCGCTGGATCGTTGGCACCGTCGCGGCCATTGACCGGCCCACCAACAACACGCTTGCTGATTCCCAGTTGAACGGCATTGTGACCATTGGCGGAAAGCCGCGGCTTTACGGCTGGGCATCCCTTGCCCTTGACCGTGACAACCTTGGGGTTCTGACCGCTCAGGACTCCCTCAACAACCTGACGGTTCAGGTGGAAGACACGCTCGAAGAGTTCATGTTTTCCACCATCGACAACCGCGGCATCCTGTTGAGCCGGATTGAATCCGCCGTAACCGGAATCGTTGACCCCATCGCACAGGCCAATGGTTTCTTCCCCCGCAAGGTGGACAACGAGATTGTGGATCCCGGCTACCGCGTGACGGTGGACGAAACCATCAACACCGCCACAAGCATGGCAAATAACGAGGTCCGGGTGGCCCTCAGTGTTCGCCTTGCCCCGCTCGCGGCGCTGATCAAGGCCGAAATCATCAAGGTTGCCCTGTCGGCATCCGTATAACCCAAGAAAGGAATAACTGAGTCATGACAAAGACAACCAAGCGGAATTTCATTACCACTATCTTGGGCGTTACGGGCACTTGGTCCACCTCCACTGGTGGAACTCTCAACGCTGACGTGACACGCGACTACGACGGCGGGGCGGCGATCCCTGACCTGATTGGTGGCGCACCCACGGCGGACGACCTGGAACTGTCCCGGTCCTTTGACCCCGTGCGTGACCTGCCCCTGTTGGAAAAGCTGCGCAAGGAAGTGGGCCGGGGACGGTACACCATCACCAAACAGCCCACCGACGCCAACTTCACCAAGGTGGGCAAGCCGTTGACTTACGCCAACTGCCTCTTGCTTTCGGTGAATGACCCGGAATCGGACGCCAACAGTTCGGACGTTTCGCCCATCACGGTGAAGTTCGCCACGACGGGCGCCGTCTAGGCCGGCGGGAAAACGTCCCACCCTGACTTGCTGGGGTCAGGGTGGGCAATCAGTGGGACGGGGCGCGTCCGAGTTGTCCGTGCTTGGACACGCGCCCCGTCCCACACCCATTTAACGAATCGGGCAATTCTTGATGCAGACCACCCCGCACGAGGCGGGGCGGCGGACTGAACGGACAAACAGGCCATGACTGAAACACCCCAGGATTTCGGAACCATCCCCGCTGCTGCTCCCGTGGCTGCCCCGGAACCGCAGTACCCCAGCCACACCGAACCGGCGCCCGTTGAGCGCGAGGAATCGCCGCTGGACGCGCTGCGTGCGGAAGCCAAGCGAGACCTTGACGAGCCGGTGACCTTCAAGGTGTCCGGGCGCGAGGGTTTCGCCGTGCGGTTCTCCAACCAGATCGAACCGGAAGACGTGAAGCGCTACCGCAAGAACGCATTGGGTAAGCGCAAGAACCCGGAAGACGCGGACCAGATTGTCGCATCGGCCCAGCCGCTGATCGAGAACAACCGCGGCATTCTGCTAAACGGCAAGGTGATTACCGCGGCTGACGGTGAAGACCTGACGTTCGGGCACAAGGAATTTGCCGAAATGTTCGGCGGCATGGGCGCAATTCACGCCGTCCGGCTGTTCCTTGGACCGGGCCAGACCCTTTCCATGGGTGGCGCCCTGTTCGAGGCTGCCGGATACGGCGCCGAAGTCGAGTCCGTGGACCCTCACTAGCCCTAGTTGAGTTCCTGGAGGATCACCCATGGTTCAAGCAAATGGCCCTAGAGGCCGAGGTTTTGGGCTTGGACCCCGTGGTGGTGGTGGACGAACCAAACCGGGTTTTCCGGGCGGTTCGGTCCGCCGCCGCCAAGGTGATTGCCGAGACTAGGGCAGAAAAGCAACGTAAACAGAACGGCAAGTAATGAATTGGAGGGGTGCCGGTGGCAACCACTGAGGAACGGGTTGTCCTTACCGTAGCGACCAAGGACGAGCTCACAGCACCCCTCCAAGACATGACCAAAAAGGTGGAAGGCGCCGCGGACAAGGTGGCGAAAGCTTCCCAGCGCGAGGCGTCCGCCGTCGAAAAGGCCATGAATCAGGTCACCAAGTCAACGGCCACCGTCATGGGGTCCAGCGACAAAATGGCCAAAGTCTATGACCAAGCTGTGGGCCGTATGGGCACCAGTTCGGGCCGGGTGGGCACCGTCATTAATAACGGCATCGGTGGGGCCGTAGACCGGGCAATGCGCGGCGCTGCTAACTCCATCCGGGCAGCCACCCCCGGCATTATCGCTGCCGCTGACCGCATAGGCGCGGGAATCGGCAGCGCCCTTGGTTCGTCGGTCAATACAGCCGTGACCGTAGGCGACAAAATAGGCACCGCTCTAGGCAGCGGACTGAACACCGCCGGTAAGACCCTTGGGGTTGCTGGCGTCGTTGTGGGTGGCGTCGTCGGCAAAGCAATTTCCGGTGGCATCAACCGCCAACTCAACATTGAAGACGCCCGGGCCAAGCTGTCCGGGCTTGGTACTGACGCGGCCAGCGTCAACAGCATTATGGATTCTGCCCTGCAAGCCGTACAGGGCACCGCGTTTGGTCTGGATTCGGCAGCCACCGCCGCGGCGTCTGCTGTGGCGTCCGGCATTCAGCCTGGTAAAGACCTGACGCGCACCCTCAAGCTGGTTGGCGACGCCGCCACCATTGCTGGCACTGATTACGGCGAAATGGGCGCGATCTTCAATAAGATTTCCGCATCCGGCGTGATCCAGGGTGAAGAACTCGCGCAGCTTGGTGACCGCGGCATCCCCATTTTGCAGTTGCTTGGCAAGGAAATGGGCGTTACCGCGGCTGAGGTCAAGGACTTGGCCTCCAAGGGCAAGGTTGACTTTGCTACCTTCCAGAACGCCATGGAAAAGGGCATGGGCGGCGCTGCCCTCAAGTCCGGCGAAACCACCCGTGGTTCCATGGCCAACATGGGCGCGGCACTGTCCCGCGTGGGCGCTACCCTGACGGCTGGGTTCTTCCCGCTGGCTGTGGGCGGTTTCAACGAGGTAACCAAGACCCTTGACGGCATGAACAAGGCCATAAAGCCGGCTGCCACCGCTTTTGGTACATGGTTTGCTGGCAAGGCTGGCCCCGTGGTCTCCACATTCTCAGAACGCGCGCTTAGGGCGTTTGGTGAGGTAACGGGCGGGTTCGCCGCCATGCAAGCTGGCTACAAGCGAGCCGACGACGGCATCACGTCCAGTGGACTGCCGGGGTTTATGGAGCGCATCGGCATTGCTGCTGGCAAGGTCCGTGACGCCGTGGCCGGAATGAATCCGAACCTTGACCACCTCAAGGGCTTGGTTGCCCCGCTGGCTGGCATGTTCTTGGCCATGGGTTCCGGGCTGCTGGGCAACCTGCCCATCATTGGCCGGTTCCTGCCGGTACTGAACCCGTTCTTGGGCATCCTGCTGGGTCTCATTGCGGCCAGCCCGGAACTACGCCGCGCCCTTGGTGACGCTTTCCAAGCCATTGTTCCGGCGCTGGGGTCCGTGGTGGCTGCCTTTGCCCCTCTCGTGCCCATTCTGGCTGAGGTGGTGGCGTGGGGCGTTGACCTTGTGGTCAAGGTGCTGGACCTCATGGTGCCCCTGTTCCCGGTACTCGTGCCGCTGGTGGTGGCATTCGTTACCGTCGCCAAGCTCGCTGGCCCCGCCATGGCGGCGTGGAAGGTGGCAACGGTCCTGTTCACGGGCGCGCAAATCGGTTTCCAAACCGCCATGGGTGTCAGCACCGTGCTGACTCAAGCGCAGACGGCGGCGACCGAGCGCGGCACCGCTGGATTCGTGGCCATGAAGGTTGCGCAGTATGGTGCCGTGGCTGCCATGGCGGTGGCGACGGCTGCGCAGTGGCTTTTTAACGCGGCTGTGTCAGCAAACCCCATCAGCCTCATTGTCATAGCCATTGCCGCCCTGGTAGCTGGTGTCATTTGGGCCTACAACAACATTGGTTGGTTCAAAGACGGGGTGGACGCCGCCCTGAAATGGATAGGCGAGGCGTTCCAGAACGTAGTCAACTGGTGGAACTCCGATTTCATGCCAGCCCTGTCCGCCGTGGGCCAATGGTTCGTTGACGTATTCACCAACGTGTCGCAATTCTTGTCCGACACCTTCACTAACGTAGGTAATTGGTTCCGCGATTTCATCGGCTTTTTCGTTGACGGCTGGGGCATGCTGGTTGATTTCTGGAACGGCATTTTGCTGCCAGCAATCCAAGCGGTGGGTGACTTTTTCGCCCCGATCCTTGACTGGATCACGCGGCTAATCTGGAACGCCACGACCATTGCCGTGGCTTTGTTCTTCAAGCTGGTGGATTTCTGGAACGGGGTATTGCAGCCAGCCCTCCAAGCTGTGGGCGACTGGTTCAACAGCATTTTCACATGGATTTTCGAGACCATCGTTCGGCCCGTGGTTGACGGAATAGTTGGACTGTTCCGCACCTTGGTGGACTGGTGGAACCTCACTCTTATGCCAGCCCTGCAAGCTGTCGGTCAGTGGTTCTCCGACATTTTCAGCTGGATTTACAACACCATCATTTTGCCGTACATCACTTTCTGGATTGACGCTTTCCGCATGGTGGTGGACTGGTGGAACCTCACGTTCCTGCCAGCCCTGCAAGCCGTGGGCCAGTGGTTTTCTGACGTGCTGAACTGGATTTACAACGTCATTATCAAGCCCGTAGTGGACCTGATAGTCGGCGCTTTTACGGCCCTGACGGACTGGTGGAATAACACCCTGTCGCCCATGATTACGACCGTAGGCGGCTGGTTCCGTGACGGAATCGGCAAGGCAATTGAGGGCGTGTCAGGTTTCATAGATGGGCTGATAAAGGGCTTCCAGGGCTTTATTTCTTTCTGGTCCGAAAAGCTCAAGCCCGTAGCTGACGCCATAGCTGAGATTTTCAAGGGCATTGGTGACGCTATCGGAAACGCCCTCGGCAAAATGGGCGAGTTCATGAATAACCCGCTTGGTGGTATCCAAGACTGGCTGAACATTGACAAGGACAGCAACGGGCAAGGCGTCATGCCGAACAACAGCGGCGGCGGCGTCTACAAGGGCGGCGGCGTGCTGGGTTACGCCGGCGGCGGCACGGTCTTGCCCGGGTTCGGCCCGGGCAAGGACACCATCCCCGCCATGCTGTCCCGTGGCGAGTCCGTGCTGGTTCCTGAGCTCACGGCAGCGCTTGGGCCATCCAACATCATGGCAGCCAACCGCGAGGCGTCCGGCGGACGCCCTGCCGGGTCCGGCCCCACCGCTTCCCTTGTGGCGGCTGTGGGCGGCGGCGGCGGTTCCACTCTCACCATTGAGCGCGGCGCCGTCGAGGTCAACATCACCGTGGAAGGCGGCACCCCGGAAGCCGCTGGCGACATTGCGGAAGCCGTCGAGGAAGCCGTGAACAAGGTCTTTGAGGAAATCAAGAGGCGGGGTTACTAATGGTCAGCATTCTGGTGCAAAAGCCGCAGTATTGGCACACCATGCGCGTTATCACTGACAACGGGTTCCAAGGGTCTATGAACTCCACCCCGGTGGTCTTCACGTATAGCGACGTGGCCAAGTACGGGCAGATTGAGCGCGAGGGCAAGAAAGCCATTTCCCGCTTGGTGTCGCCCGGGCTGCGTCAACTGTCCTTCACGCACACCGTGGCCAGCCTGGACTACCAACAGACGGTGGAACCGATCGTCCAGCGGTTCACCAACCTCTCTGCCGCTGGCGTCCGGGTGCGCTTCCCCAATGGGTCCGGCCCATTCGAGCAACCCTGCTGGTGGGTTATCAAGGGCTTGGACGTGAACGTTATTCGTCGCGCCCTGGACAACTCCATCAGTCACGCCCAACTGTCGTGGACCCTTGAGGAACACGTCGACGTAACGGCCAACCAGATCAAGCCGCGCCCGGTGCCCAAGGCGCCCGTTGTGGCCCCGCAGCCGGTGGCCGCGCCGTCGCGCACTTACCGCGTGGTGTCCGGCGATTGCCTGTGGAACATTGCCGTGCGGTTCTTTGGCAATGGGGCGCGCTGGCCGGAAATTTACAACCTCAACCGGGCTGTCATTGGTGGAAACCCCAATCTGATCTTCCCGGGCCAGGTCTACCGGATTCCGGGGTAACGGGCATGGGCAGCACGCTAGACGGGAACCGTCTAAAGAACATTCAAGTGACGGGCAAGGGGCTGGAAGCGGACCTTGTGGAGGCTTGCATCAAAGCGAGCTTTTCCACCAGCACGTCCCAAGTAACTGAGTTCTCGCTGACGTTCTTGGACACCATGGACCTGCAAACCTTCCGTTCGGGGATCCTCAGTTCCGGCGCCACCGTGAAATATGGGGGCTGGCACATGGTCAGCCGGGTGGTGTCCGTGGCGTCCGGCAGCGCTGGCCCGGAACTGACGGTCAAGGCGCCGTCAGCGTTCGTGGAGGGCTTCAAATCCGAGACCGGCGGCAACTCGTGGGGCGAACAGGACGTCGCCGCGTGGGTGGTAGCCCAAGGCAAGCGCCGGGGCATGACCACCGTTGTGCAACCCGGGCTTGGGCGCCGCACCATCGTTAGAGCTGACTCTGACGGCGGCGATAAGGAAAGCACGTGGGACGTGCTGGCAGCGCTGGCGACGGCCACCGGGTGTTGGCTGTTTGAGTATGGCCCCGTGCTGGTTTTCGCGCGCCCGTCGTGGCTCATGAAGAACGACTGGGGCGGACGGCATTGGCCGTTTTACTGGAACAACTGGGCTGACTATAGCGAGGGCTTGCAGGGCATGCCAGCTTACGCCGTGGACCCGGGCAGCAACCCGGCTGAGTCCATGTCCTTGCGGGTTCTCTCTGCTGACGCTGACGAGGCGCGCCCGGGCGACCGGGTGACCATGGAGGGCGCGGCCGTCGGTTCCATGGCTGGTGAGTGGATCGTTGTAGGTGTCAGCTACCCCATGACGGTGGCCGGGGTGGTCACTTTGTCGTGCCAGCGGCCCATTGACCCGGTTATCCCGCCGGAAAACACGGGTACGGGCACCGCCGGCACGGCAGCCAAAAAGGCCACCGTGGTGAGCGTCGCCACGAGCAAGCCAAGCGCCGGGGCGAACACGTCCGGCGTTGACGGCTGGATTGCCCGGACGAACGGCAAGTATGTGGACACGGACGGCGCCTATGGTGCGCAGTGTGTTGACCTGGTGAGCCTCTACAACACCCAGTTTGTGGGTGGCCGTGCCCTGTTCGGCAACGGTAACCAGTGGTACGGCAACCCGGGCGCCACAGCTTCCTACGTCCGTGTGCCGCCAAGCCAGCGCGCCCAAAAGGGTGACATTGCTTGCTGGGGCGGCGTGTACGGCGGCGGCTACGGCCACGTGTGCATTGTGGTGGACGACCTTGGCGGACAGTTGCGGACGTTCACGCAGAACCCCGGCCCCGCCCACTTTGAAACGCTCACTAAGTCCGGGCTGCAGGGCTACCTCCGACCACGAAAGTTCGCATAATGACAACCGTCTGGTCTTGGCTCATGCTCGCGCGGGTGTCCCGTCTAGTCCGGGACTTGCGCACGGGCGTGGGAACCGATGAAGCCTACACCGCCGCTGAGGGCATGCCCCTGCAAGTGGCTGAGGCAATCAGCCACGCATGTGCCCCGGACGGGCTGAACTGGCCCCGGGATGATGCCAAGCTGCTGGCCGTCTTGGTGCGCGACGGGTACAGCGTCCCCGTGGATTCCGCCCCTTATGGTTCAGTGGTTGAGACGACGTCGGGGCGTCTGGGATTGGTAACCAATGGTGGCGCAATTGAATCCCATGGCGCCGCGTTGTCAGTTGTTCCGCATGAATCAGGGCGTTGGGTGAGGGCGTGGCTTATCCCCGGCGTTTCGTACTTTGAGAGGGTCACCACGTGAGTGCACTACAGGAAGCCATGAGGAAGCCCGGGCGCGTGGCGTCCCCGGATTCGGTCCCGTCGCTGTACCGCGGCATCGTCACCGAGGTGCGCTCTGACGGCATGCTGTGGGTGCTGATCCCGCGGCTTTCTGGTGACAGCCCAATTGGCCCCATGCCGGCGGCGTCCTACGCCCTGACCGTGGGGGAACGCGTCCTTATCGGCGCTGTAGAGGACTCCCGTAGCGACCTCATGATCATTTGCCGCGAGTACGGCGATTCGTCCGCGTTCCCGGCTTTCGAGGGCGTGCACTTGAAGAACCCGCCCACGGGGCCGGACAACGCCGTGCGGAAGGACTACGCGGACGCGTTGGGGTCCGTGCTGGCCACAAATGACACGATTGTGCGCCGCGGTGTCACGGGGTCCATCCTGGTGCAAGAGGCGTACCTCGGCGGCGTCCAGTCCGCAGCGAACGCGGCCACCCGCAAGAGCTACGTGGACGCTCAAGTTGCCCTAAAAATGCCCAAGGTGCCCACCTTGCTGCCCGGGACCGCGCACGACTTGGACGACTACCAAGCCCAAGACATTTACCACCAGTCATTCAACGCCGCTGCATCCATCAGCATGAACTACCCGGTGCCACTGGCCGGGTTGCTGGAATGCTTTGCGCCGTCTACCACCTTCATTTACCAGCGGTACACCACGTACAACACCACCACCCGGATTTTCTGGCGCGCCAAGTATTCCACGAGCGCGTGGGGTGGCTGGAAGGAAGTCCAGGACGTTGCCAGCTTCCTGACCGCCATGGCTGGCAAGGCCGCGTTGGTGCACACCCACGTTGCCGGGGACATTACGGGCGGCGTCTTTGCCGCTGCCCTGTTGCCAGCGGCCACCACGGGCGCGCAGGGCGCCATGTCGGCAGCGGACAAGACCAAGCTGGACGCGGCCACCATTAACCCCACAGCGTCCACCATTGCCATGCGGAATAGCGCTGGCGACCTGACCAGCAATAACTACTTCATGCCGTCCGGGCAAGCCCAATCCGCGCTTCCCCAGTCCCTCACCCGCCGGGACTACGTGGACGCTCAAGTTGCCACGAGGGCGGCGAGCTCGCACGGGCACACCTACGCTGACATTTCCGGCACGGTGCCCACGGCTGCGCTGCCACCGCTGGCGATCAATGAGACATTCCCGGTGGCCAGCCAAGCCGCCATGCTGGCCCTGACCGCGCAACGCGGTGATATGGCGATCCGTTCCGACAATGGCCGCAGCTATGTGCTATCCACGGACAGCCCGGGCACGCTCGCGGACTGGAAAGAGATTATGGCTGCCGGTCAGGTTCAGTCCGTGGCTGGTAAGACGGGTGTGGTGTCCTTGGTCAAGGGTGACGTTGGCCTTGGGAACGTGGACAACACCGCGGATACCGCTAAGCCGGTCAGCACGGCAACGCAGACGGCGCTCAACGCCAAAGCGAACACGAGCCACACCCATTTGTGGGCGGACCTCACGGACAAGCCAACGACGTTTGCCCCGTCCGCGCATGTGCACAGCGCCGCGGACCTGACCAGCGGCACGGTGCCCGTTGCGCGGCTGCCGCTGGCCACGGGTTCGGCAGCCGGGGCCATGTCCGCCGCTGACAAGGCTACTTTTGACGTGGTGAGCGTGGACACGGGCTGGGTTGACGTGCCCCTTACGGCGCCTTGGGTGAACTACGACGCCGGGGTGCACGCCACGGCTCAAGTCCGGCGCATCGGCAATGACGTTGAGTTCAAGGCGTTTCTGAAATCGGGATCCTTGGGCACCAACGTGGGTGTGATCCCGGCGGGGTTCCGGCCCGTGTCGCAACGCTGGCCAACGGCCACGTTCCAGTCCACTGCCATTGGTTCCACGTTCTGCGTGATATACCCGGACGGCACGGTGTACCTGGCGGGGTCCGGCGCGGTTACTTACGTTTCCATTGAGTGCCGGTGGATGCTGGGGTAAGACACCCCGGCCCGTCCCACAGTGAAACGGCGTTGCCCTCCACCATGGGGGCATGGCACTTACCAATACCGCCCGTCTTGGGCTTGAGCAGTACAGTTCCGGCGCTGACCCGCACCCGGGACGCGTCAAGTTCAATGAGGAACGCGCGCTTTTGGATGCCTTGGTGGCTATCGCGTCCCAAGGCACCACGGCGCAGCGTCCGGCTGCCGGTAAGGCGCGGTCATTCTACTGGGACACGTCCGTCGACCGGCTGTATTTCGACAACGGCACCACGTGGAAGGAAGTAACCACCAACGGCGGCGGCGGTCCCGGCGCTGCCATTGTCCCGGGCGCGGCTGCCGTCGAGGGCACTTCCGGGCGTTCCGCTCGCGCTGACCACACCCACAGCTTGCCGTTGGCCACCGCTGCCGTTGATGGGGCCATGCCCAAGGCTGACAAAGCCAAGCTTGACGCCGCTGGCCCCGCCGCGACGGCCAACACCATTGTCATGCTGGACGCTGCCGGACGCGCTAAGGTAGCCAACCCGTCCGCGACCACGGACATTGCAAACAAGACCTATGTGGATACCGCAGTTGCCACCAAGGCAGCCACAGACCACGTGCACGACGCCGCCGACGTCACTTCCGGTGTGTTCACCGCGGCGCGCATTCCCGTGGGCACTACCACTTCCGCCGGGTCCATGAGCGCAGCGGACAAGGTGAAGCTGAACGCAGCAAGCGCGCTGGCAACCCCCAACACGTTGGTGATGCTGGACGCCAACGGGCGCACCCAAGTGGCTGCCCCGTCCGTAGGTGCGGATACCGCAAACAAGACCTATGTGGACGCTCAAGTTGCCACGAGGGCGACGACGGCCCACAGCCACGCTTGGGCGGACATTACCAGCGGCGTGCCCACCACCTTTACCCCGTCAGCCCACAGCCACGCGGCTGCCGACGTCAGTTCCGGCGTGTTCGCTGCTGCCCGTCTTCCCGCAGCAACAGGCGCGGCCCAAGGCGCCATGTCGGCAGCGGACAAGACCAAGCTGGACGCGGCCACCGCACTGGCCACCCCGTCAACACTGGTGATGCTGGACGCATCCGGGCGCGCTGCTGTGGCTGCCCCGTCCGGCGGCGGCGACATTGCAAACAAAACCTATGTTGACGGCCAGGTTGCCACCAAGGCGAACACCACCCACACCCACACGTGGGGGCAGATCACGGGTGCCCCGGCAACCTATGCCCCGTCTGCGCACAATCATGATTGGTTCGACCTCACGGGCGTGCCCACGGCTTCCCGGGCACAATCCGGCGTCATGTCCGCTTCCGCTTACGCGCTGCTCTACGATGCCACCGCGGCTTACGCCACGTCCAACATTGTCATGCGTGACGCGAACGGCAATATCGAAATCAATCGACCTGTTCAGGACATTGACGGCGCAAACAAGCTCTATGTTGACGACCAAATGGCCGCTGCGCGCGCTGGCAAGCTGGACGTTTCGACGTTCACGGACGCGATTTCCACCAGCGGCACGGCTCGCGCGATCCGGTCCCCAAACCTGGCGGCTTACATGACGTTCCACAACAGTGGCGTGGTGGAGTCGCCCGCGATCTACAACACCAACGCGGCCAGCGGATCCAATTTCCGCGCCGTCTGGGTGAACTCCACGGGTGGCCTTGGTTACAACCTGTCGAGCGAGAAATTCAAGACCAACATTCAGCCTTACGAGGTCCCGCTGGAAGTCTTGGAACAGATCGAACCAAAGCGCTTCCAGTACATCGAAAACGTGGAAGAAATGGGCGCTGAGGCTGCCCCTGTCCGCGTCAACTTCATTGCGGAACACCTCCACGACGCCGGACTAACCGAGTACGTCAGCTATGACGACGAGGGCACCGAGCGGGAGAACTGCCAAACCATTAACGAACAGCTAATGGTGAATGCGTTGTGGAGTTTCGCACGTCAGCAAAACCAGCAAATCAAGGATTTGCAATCGACAGTCAACGCATTGCGCGGCTAGGGAGGAACCCGTGTGGACGCGTTTCTGGGACTTATCCCGGCATTGGTCAAAGACTGGGGGCCGGCTGGGTTTGTCATCATCATTGTTGTTGGCATTCTCGTTGTTATCCGGCATGAGGCAAGGGCAAATACCGCAAGTGCGGAAAAATTGCGCGCCGATCATGAGACCACTATTACCCGCAAAAATGGTGAGCTCGAAACCGCTTACAAGCGGATTGAATACCTGGAAGGGCGCGTGGCCTATTGGTATGACCGATGGAAAGCCTTGGCCGGCGTTGACGAACATGAAAAGGCTGGGGGGCCGGAATGAGCGAGCAAATGGGATTTGAACCGCAGCCCGTGGAGGTTGAGGGCGACACCGAAAAGGCGCCGCACCGGCACGCCAAGCCGCGCCCCACTGTTTCCCCATGGCTGGGCATTCTGTTGCTCGCGCTTGCCGTGGGTGTGACGTTATGGGCTTTCGAGTACGGGGCCACCAAAAAGGACAACAGCGCCCTGACCACCAACGTGGAAGCCCTGGCCGCTGGGGTCCAACAGCAATGCGCCACCGGCAAGCCGCTGTATGACAACGAGGGCCGGAACCTTTGCCCCGTCGCTAAGGAAGCCGAGAAAGACCCCACTACGGTGGTCAAGGCTGCTGACGGGCGCGGCATCACCGGCACCGAGATAGTCAACGGTTACATGATGGTGAAGTACAGCGACGGAGCCGTCGAACAGGTGGGCAAGGTCCAAGGTAACGACGGCAAAGACGGCGACCCCGGCAAGGACGGGCGAGCGATCACCGGCACCGACATTGTGGCCGGTGAAATGATCCTCAATTTTAGCGACGAAACCAGCGACAACTTGGGGCCGGTTGTTGGCCCTGCTGGCGTCGGCATCCAGGACGTGCGCAACGTCGACGGCTCGCTCACCATTGTGCTGACCAATGGCCAGTTCATCAACGCCGGAATCCTGCCGCCGGGTCCGGCTGGCCCAATCGGCGCAACTGGCCCGGAAGGGCCGGAAGGCAAACAGGGCGTTCAAGGCGTTCAAGGCTTCCCGGGCGAGCCGCCCTTTTCGTGGACCAAGGTAGACGGCGCCACGGGTGCGGTCATTGAGACGTGCGCGAGGTCCAGCAACTTTGACCCGGCAGCCCCCACGTATGTGTGCACCGGGTCCGCCCCGGCCCCGCAGCCCACCGCTGCCCCCACGACCGAACCAACACCAACCACCGCAACCAGCAAAGGAAACCAGCCATGACAACTGCACTGCAGGAACGATTCCTGAACGGCGCCGCCGGTAACTACTACGATCCAGACGGCGTGTATGCATTCCAGTGCGTGGACACCGCCATTGCCTACGCCATGGCGTGCTACCCGGAAGTGAACTGGGAAACCACGTTTGGCCGCGGCAACGCAAAGGACCATTACCCCAAGTCGAACGCCTACTTTGACAGCATCCCCAACGTGGTGGGAGACCTCAACAGCTACCCACAGCGCGGCGACATTGTGGTCTGGGGCGGCGACAACTTCAACCCCTACGGGCACATTGCTGTGGTGCTGTGGGCGGACGGTTATAGCATGCGTGTGCTGCAACAGAACGCTGACGGTTCCGCGCGTCTGCCTACGCAAATAGCAACGGTGGGCTACGTCATTCCGGGCGCTGGCGGCGTCGTGGGCTGGCTGCGTCCCAAGGTGTCCGGCACGGTTCCCACCCCGGCCCCTGCACCGTCCGGCTACCTCAACGGCATTGATATTTCCATGCACCAAGGGACTGCAATCAACCTGGCTGGCACGGGTGCGCAGTTCGTCGGCATCAAGGCCACCGAGGGCGTGGGATACACGGATCCCAACTACCTCACGAATGTGTCCAAGGCGCGCCGGGACGGCTTGCCCATCCTGCACTACCACTTTGCCCGTCCGTTCGCCGCTGACGGCAACACCGCCACCGCGGAAGCTGACTGGTTCCTTTCCGTGGTCCGCTCCCAGATCGGGCCGGACGACATCCTTGTCTTGGACTTCGAGGCTGAGAACACCCACCGCACGGATTGGGCCAATGACTTCCTGGACTTGGTGCAAATCAACACGGACAAGCGCCCGTGGCTGTACGCCAACCAGACCGTGGCCAACCAAGGCGGCTGGGATGCTGTCAAGGCCAAGTTCCCGCTGTGGTGCGCTCGCTACCCGTCCCCGGTCATTCAGTCGTGGTCCCCGCTCAACGCGGCCCCGTCCGTTCCTGGCTGGAACCTTGTTATGTGGCAGTACAGCCAGAATGGCCGACTGCCCGGTTACGGCGGCGACCTTGACCTGAACGTGTTCTATGGCGACCGTGGAGCGTGGCAGGTCTTGGCAGCCGGCGGCAACTTCATTGCCCCGGTTCCCCCGGCTGTCGTGGCGCCCCCGGTTGGTGGCACCGCGTCACAGTGCATTGTTGACCCGGGCGACACTCTGAGCTCCATAGCTGGACAGTTCGGCGTTGCGCTCTCTGACCTGATCAAGGCCAACCCGGGCATCAACCCTGACCTGATTTACCCGGGCCAGGTGTTGAACCTTCCCGGCGGTGGTCCGCTGTCCGTTCCGGGCGCTGTCTCTCAGTGCATTGTGGACGCCGGGGACACGCTCGCTGGTATCGCTGCACAGTTCGGCGTTGACCTCAACGCGTTGATTCACCTCAACGGCATTGCGAACCCGGACGTGATCTTCCCGGGCCAACTGCTGAACCTCCCGGCAAAGGCAGCCCCGGCCCCGGCAGCACCCGCCCCGGCGGTCAGCCAAGTAATCGTGGACCCGGGCGACACCTTGGGCGGTATCGCTGCGCAGTTCGGCGTCAACGTCCATGACCTTGCCCGTGTCAACGGCATCACCAACCCGGACTATATCCAGGTTGGCCAAGTCCTCAACCTTCCGTGAGAGAGAGATAAATAAATCATGATTGTTTTCGACGTTCCCCAGTGGCAGTTCCTGTTCCAGCTATTCGGCGGCACCGTCATGACGCTGCTGGTGGGTCTCGTGACCACCCGCGTGACGGCTTCCAGCACGCGCGGCATTTTGCTGGCCGCGCTGTCGGTGCTGTCGTCCATCGTCACCGAGCTTGTGGCGGCGCTACAGACCAACACGCCCTATAACTTGGGCACCGCGCTGGCGTTTGGCCTCTTGACGTTCGTTGTGGCCGTTGGCACTCACTATGGCCTCTTGAAACACACCAACCTTGAGACCGCAGCACAGAACACCCTTGTGACCGCTTCCGCCGCTGAGGTCCGCGCGCATGAGCAAGCGAAAGCCCTTGAACTGCTGTCCAAGGCTGGCGTGAAGACCTCAGAAACCGCCGCTGAGGATGGACCTGTCCCCGCTATCAAGTACGTGCCTTTGCACCGCAAAAACGAGTAGCTAGACACAAGAAAGCCCCCACCGTTTGGTGGGGGCTTTCTTGTGTTCGGGGTTAGATGCTGACGTACTTTTGTACCGTGTCCAGCAAGTGCATGTAGTCGCCACTGAGGGCGTCGTCGTAGAACTCTTTGGCTTCCTCCCGGTGTCCCGCTTTCTCAAGGGCTTTACGGACCCGGGAAGCGATCATGAAGCCGTTACCGTCCTGCCCTTCCAGCGGGACAACGACGTCGGGAAACTTGGGCTGTCCTGCAACCTCTGAGGCGTTAGGCATCGTTCTGGTTCCCCCAAACGGTCACGTTGTCGGTGGCCTCAACTTGGAGAATCTGACGCACGCCGTCAGCTTCCAAGCCCCAGCGGTCTTCCCCCATGGGGTAGCTGGCTGTCACGATCAAGGGCTTGTTGGGTGATTCACTGGTGAAAATCTTGTCACCGGGGACAATTTCGCTGGCTTTCTTGGTGCTGCGCATGGTGGTGCCTTTCGGTTGGTTGTGGCGATTTTTTAGAGCAAGGTCATGGCGGATAGCTGAGGGAATGTGGATCCCGACGAACACGAGAGCCACAAGCATGATGATTGCGAGGGCGTGCATGGGGTCAGAGTGTGGTGTGGACGTGGTAAGCGATTTTGTAGTCCGATTCGAGGCGCTTGTAACCCTTGCGGATTTCCTCAGCCGCTTCCTTGGTGGCAATCCCGGTTTCACAGTCCCAAGTGTTGAAAGTGAGAGTGTTCTCACCAACAACTTTGAAGGTAGGGGCGGCGGCGGTTCCGGTGCGTTCCCGGTAGGCGGCGGCAGCGGCTTTGGCAATGTCAGCGGCGGTGGTTCCGGGTTCGATCCACACGGCGTCCGAGTCTTCCCATGCGTCGCCGTTTTCGTCCACGGTGTAGAACCCGTAACTGAGTTCTTCCGTGTCGAAACCTTCACCCATGACGCCCGGGCCAACCTGCATGAGGCCACCGTCGATAATGAGAGTTGCGCAGCCGCCGCCCGTGTCCTCAACGGTTCCGTTGATTCCCTCAGACTTGAAGGCTTCGAGCATTTCGTTGAAGGTAATGGCGGTGGTCATGGCTTCCTCTTTCGTTGTGGCTGGTTACTACATAAAGAAATGTAGCACGTCACTACAGAACTATGCAACCCGCTTGTGAAACCCGCCCGGTTTGCCCGTCCGCTGGACGTGAGCAAGGAAGGGCTGAATGGTTTCAGGCTTCCATGCCGGGGAATGGCTCACCTCATAGTCAGGGGTGGGCATGTTGCCGCGCATCTTCCAAGCGCGCACGGTCTTGACCTCCACCTTGAGTAGCTTGGCAATTTCGTTGTAGCCAATCAGGCGAACGGGTTTCTTGGTCATGAGGACTCCCAGGGTAGTTGTGGTCACTTGAGTGTAGCGGGGCGCTACGGGCAGCCGCAACGGCGCCCCGTCCCCCAGACCCCGGCGCCCCGCTGCCATGATTGGCCCATGGCTACTGGCGTACTATCTTTCCCGTTCAAGCTGAACCCGGACGGCACCGCCGCAACTGTGGGCTATGGGACAGACCGCGAGGTGGAGGAAGCTATCGCGGCGTTGGTCCTCACCCACATTGGCGAACGGCTCATGAATCCGAGCTTTGGCGTGCCTGACCCGGTGTTTTCCGGCTTGGGCGTTGGAGACATTCAAGTGGGGTTGGACCAGTACGGCCCCGCGGGTATCACCATTCAATCTGTCACCACTGAACCAGTAGACGGCACGGACCAAGTGGTGCGCGCCAAAGTGGCTTGGCAGTACAACTCAGACGGAACAGGAAACGGTAACAATGGCTGACGTGTCCAAGGACGTGCCCGAATACGAGGCATTGAATCTGCTCAACTACGGCACCGAACCTGACCTTGTGGCTGCCGCGACGGCCTATGCCATGGCTGCGCTGCCCGAATGGCAGCCCCGGGCCGGGAACACGGAAATGGTCCTTATTGAGTCGCTGGCCGTCATGCTGGGGCCGGAAATCATGGCCATTCAAATGCTGCCCGGGCAGATCGTGGAACAGTTGATGAAGCTCTACGGTGTGGCACGCAGCGAGGGCGCCCCCGTGATTGGCCGCGCCAAGTTCACGGTCACGAACAGTTCCCCGACGCAGATAATCCCGGCTGGCACCCGGCTGCGTCTGCCCATCCCGGGCACGGGCGAAACCGTGGATTTCCTCACTCAGGACGAGCTCCAAATAATCACGTCTGAGGCTGCCACGGGCGAGGTGAACATTTACGCCGAATACCTTGGACCCGTGGGCAACGCGACGCCCAACGCTTCCCCTCTTGAGGTGGTGGACACCCTGCCGTTCGTTGAGTCCGTGGCCACCGTGGGCGCCCTGTCCGGCGGCGCTGGCCCGGAACCAGACTACGAGTTCCAAGGCCGCGCATCGGCCACGCTCGCGCGCCTGACCTCCACGCTGGTGCTGCCGGAATCCTTCCAATACGCTGCCGCGTCGCGCCCGGAAGTTGGCCGCGCCAAGGTCTTTGACCTCTACAACCCGGCGGCACCGCTGGTGAACCCCGCAGTTGGCTATGTGACCGTGGCGCTGGCTGGCCACAATGGTGAGGTGCTGCCGGGAACTGTGACCGCGGACATTGCCAACTGGCTGGCAGGTCAGGCGCTTTCCTCCCTCAAGGTCACCGTCATTGACCCCACCTACACCACCGTGAACCTGACCGTGAGCGTGAAGGCTTCCGTTGGCTTCACCGTGGCCCAAGTTCAGGCGTCGGTTACGGCTGCCCTGGCGGACTGGCTGAACGCCAAGACGTGGGACTGGAACCCCGTAGTGGGCCAGTTCGCTATTGCCGCCAAGGTGGGCGCCGCCGCCGGGGTGGCTGAGGTTACCAGCGTGCCGGCCAACATCAACTTGACGGGCAAGGCGCCTTTGCCGATTCTTGGCACCGTCACCGTGAACGTGGTCTAAGGGGCTGACATGGCGACTCTGAGGAACGGGGCAACGAACCCCGACATGCTGGGCAGCGGTGGAACCACCACCGTGCTGACCAACTTTGTGGGCAACTCCCGCGGCCCCGCAACAACCTATTGGAACGTGTCCCCGGGCACGGGCGGCAGCGCCACCCGCGAGGCTGTCCTGACGGGAGGACCGGATCCGCGCATGCCGGAAGGCGGCGGGTTCATCCGGTACACCCAGACCGTGGCGAACACTGGCGGAAGCTGTGGCGTGTACTACCGAGACACCGCGGCACTGACCCCCGGCGTGGCTGGCGACACTCGTTATTGGCAAGCGTGGGTTCGGCCCTCAGTGACCCGGCAAATGCGTATGTCCGGCAGCTTCAAGGACAACGCCGCCGCGGACATTACGACGGGCACGGGCGCGTTCACCACTTGCGTGGGCGGGGAATGGACCCAGCTTGCAGACCTGGCGATCACGGCCACGGGCGACTATGTGAAGTTGCAAGCGTGGCCTGTCGCCATTGGCCCGGTGGCTGCCGGTGAAACCATTGACGTGGTGGCGTGGGTGACTCAGACGCCGTGGCCCATGTTTGATGGGTTCACCCCCAACAACGACGAGTTCAGCACCTCATGGGTGGGAAGCGCCGGGGTGTCCCTCACGACGCTGACGGCCAACACGGTCACCGGCATGAGCAACAGCGCTGGCACGGGCGGCGCCATGCGTGTTTGGCAGTCCCTTGACGCTCCGATGAACTCAAGCCGGTCTATGAAGTCCGTTCAAACGGTGGCGAGCACCGGCGGTTCCGCTGGCATCATCTACCAAAGCAGTGTGGGCGGCGTGGCCGGGGACGTGAAATCTGCCAGCTATTGGGTGAAGTACAACAAAGACCGCTACGTCCGGCCCTTGTTCCGGCTGCGCAATGGCTCAACCTTGGTGTCTACGGACATACCCGGCAACACAGTGTTTATCCCGGCCAACACTTGGGGTGAGCTCAAGGTTGAGGGGATCGTCGCTAATCAGGACTACACCAACATGCAAGTGTGGCCATGGATTCAGGCGCCCACGGGCAACCTGGAGGTGGGCGACACCATGCAGTTGGCGCGCATTCTGCTGGTGGACGGCGCCAAGCTACCCGCGGACGGCTGGTGGGACGGCGACGAACCGGGCAGCGGCAAATACGTGTTTGCTTGGGACGGCGCGGCCAACGCGTCCACCTCCACACGCATGGACCGGCTGGACATAATCCACTGGTGGACCCGTTTCTGGTATGGGTTCCTGCCGGCGGCGTACAAGGAAATAGATGCCGTGGTCCAGCCGGAAAACGGCAGCTATCCCATGCTGAGGTTCATGGACGGCGCGGGGCAGGTGTCTGGGCAGGTCCGTGACCTTTCGGACCTCATGCGCAGCGGCCAATTCACGGACCCGGCCACTACGCCGGACTATGCCGTGCGCTGGCTTGCGCAGCTTATGGGCGTCAACGCGAAACAGCGCGCCATTGACGTGCCAGCGTTGCGTGCGTATCTGCTGGACCTGGTGGCGTCTGGGCGTCCGGCTGTGGGCACTACCCAAAGCATTGTGGACGCGGCCAAGCGGTTCCTGATTGGGGATCGTCAGGTAACGGTGATCCCGTCGCCCACGGCAGCCCACACCATTTTGGTGTTGGCTCGCGCCGATGAAGTACCGGGCACTCTTGCGCAGTTGGTAACGAATATTCGGTCCACGGGCGTTGTCCCGGCTGGCCATAACTTGGTGGCTCAATATGCCACGGCGTCTTGGGACCAGTACGAGGCAGCCGCCGGGGCGACGTGGACGCAAGCGGACGCCAACCAGCCCACATGGCGCGCGTCCGAGAGTTTGGGAATCGTGCTGGAATGAGTTGGTAAAACTTCAACCCACCCCCTATAGTTTCTGGGAGACCCCCGGGGCTATATTGGGGGTAGGGGTTGAGGCAGCAAAAAGCCCCCGCGTCGGTCCACCCAGCGCAGGGGCTTTTTCAGTAATCGCCACAACTACTGGTGTCAGCTTATCAGTGCCACCACAAGATATAGGTCTCGTAATCGCCACAGATAACTACAGAGAAAGGCCCATTGGCCATGTTGAAGCTACGCAATGCCCTGGTTCGTTTCGGTCACTGGTTTGCCGGCACGCAGCCGGCGCCCCAGGAACAGCCAGCGCCGCCCCGGACGCGGCTGGAAGAACTCCACGACCAGCGCATGGAACAGGTCTATGCCCGGGCCATGGGCGCCCTTGAGTCCCGGCCCCCGAACATGACCGACAAAGACCGTCTGATCCTTTCCCGCTCCATTGTGGACATGCTGGAAAGGAACGTCGGTCATGCGGGTTGAGTTGATTGGCGGACCCGCGGACGGCGCCAAAGTTGAGTTGGCGGACGACATGCAAGCGGTCCATATCCCATGCACCGTGGTAACCGACAACCCCGCGTTCCAGTCCAAGAACATCGGCCCGGGCTTCCCATGCGTGGCAACCTACGCCCATTTTCAGACCCTCCCAAGCGGCACCCGGGTGTTCCGCTTGTCCGGGATTCACAGCAAAGCATGATCACCCGGGGCAGCGAGGTGGTCCACAGAAGGAACCACCAACTTGGCAAGGTGCTGGGGTTTGTCCCCGGCGGCTATGAGGTCATATGGTCCGGGTCCAAGGCCATTACCTATGAAGATGAACGGACCATTGAATTGCGATTCCCCGACGACGAAAGAGAACCCATGGAAAGCATGAAAGTCATTGCCCTGCAAGCTGAGAACGTCAAGCGCCTTACCGCGGTGCGTCTTGCCTTTGACGGCACCCTACAGGTGATTGGTGGCGACAACGGCGAGGGTAAATCCTCAGTCCTTGATGCCATTTGGCTGGCCATTGGTGGCCGTCAAGCCGTCAGCGAGACGCAGACCACCCGGCCCATTCACGACGGCGCCGACACAGCGACGGCCACCGTGGACCTTGGGGAAATCATCGTCACGAGGACGTGGAAGCGGGGCAAGCCCGGAGCGGTCAAGGTCACCACCCCGGAAGGGGCAGAACACAAGTCACCACAAGCGATCCTTGACGCCCTCACGGCCAACGTGGGCATGGACCCGCTCGCATTCACTCAGCTTTCAGCCAAAGCGCAGGTAGCGCAGTTGCTTGAGCTTGTGGACCTCCCATTCGTCCCGGCGGAACTGGATGAACAGTACGCCGAGACGTTCAAGGAACGCACGGAAGTGAACCGCCGCGTGGTCGATGTTGAGGCGCGTTTGAACACCTACCCGCTGCCCCCGGAAGACCTGCCGGAAGCTGAGGTGGACATTGCCGGACTGGTGGAGGAAGTCCGCAAGGGTGACGCCAAGGTTGCCGCGGTGCACCGGGCTAATGAGGACTACGCCGGGGCGTTCACCGCGGTGCGCGACCTTGAGGCGCGGCTTGTGGCTGCCAAGGCGCACGAGGAAGCCATGCGCCAAGCGCTGGCGACGGCGGAAGCTGAACTGGACGCGTCCCCCGACGTGAAGGCGCTTCACGAGAAACTGTCGACCGTGGGCGAAACGAACAGGTTGGTGCGCTTGGAAGCGGAACGGCAACGGGGCTTGGCCTTGTTCGCTGAGGTCAAGACCAAAGCCAACGCCCTCACGGTCAAGCTGGACAACATCAAGGAAACCCGGACTCAAGGGCTGGCCAACGCCAATTGGCCCATTGAGGGCTTGGGCTTTGACGCTGACGGGCTGACCTACAACGGCGTGCCGTTCAAGCAAGCCTCAAGCGCTGAACAGATCAGGGTGAGCATGGCCATGGCCATGGCGCTGCAGCCCACGCTCAAGACCCTGTTCATTCGTGACGGCTCGCTACTGGACGGCAAGAACATGGCCATGGTGGCGGACTTGGCGGCTAAGAACGGCTTCCAAGTGATCATGGAACGCGTGGGCGCCAACGACAAGGGCGCGATCATCATCGAAGACGGAACAGTAAAGGCAGCATCCTAACTATGACACTCAAAGTTGACCCGGCAGAGGTTCCCCGGTTGTTGTCCGCGGTGAAGCGGGGAACCGCACGCAGCGGACGGCTACGGGCGAAAGCTGAGGCGCGTTACAAGCGCGACCTTGCACGGGCCAACGAACCCCGGCGGCTTGCTGTGGTGGCAGCCAAGGACGCTGGCATCAAACGCGAGGAAATCGCGCAAGCCGCCGGGGTGTCAGTCGCTCGCTTGTACCAGATCATTGAGGGCGCTCAAGACGCCTAAAACGTCAAGGGGTGGACTTGGTAATTGTCTGCCCCCTGGTATAGGTTTATTCCACCGAATCGCCACAAAAAACTACCCAAGGAAGTGACCTTTTTGGACCCGATCCAAGCCGCCCACATGCTCCCGAAATTGACCCGGGAACAGGGCAAAGCTGTTGTGCTGGAATCCCTACGCATGACCTATGAAGTCCTGCCAGCGGACGCCCCCATTGAGCAGACAGCCCGGGCCGTCGCCATGTTGTTGCAGGGCGACGTGTCCGCCCGTGAGCTTGAGGAAGCATATTCCTTGTGGCTGCTGCGAACGCAGATAGCTGACCCCAACGGCGACCTTGAGTGGCTGCTGGACCTCCCGAACACGGAAGCCAACCGCGAGGCCGAACAAGCCAACGCTGAGGGCAACCTCATGGCATCCATCAACGCCATTCTTGACAAGGCTGGCGTCAAATGACCGCGGTTGCTGAGGCAACTCAGTACGTCGACCACTCCATCCCGGGCCACGCGCCGGGGTCTGAGGAATGGGTGCGATACCTCACGGCCTCCAAAATTGCGGCAATCATGGGCCACAGCACCTATGACAGCTATTTCAGCATGTGGCACCGCATGGCGGGGAACATCAGCCCGGACGCGGCCAGCGAGGAAGCCCTGCGCGGCCACTACCTTGAACCGTCCATTGCCAACTGGTTTGGCGACCAGATGCCCGGTTACAAGCTGCTTCCAACGGGCATGTGGGTGGCCAAAGACGACCCGCGGTTCGCCGCCACCCCTGACCGCTTCATGGTCCCCGTGGAACCCGGGCTTGTCCTCTCGTTGGGCGAGGTCAAAAGCTCCAATAACGATTGGGAGTGGGGCGCCGAGGACACCGAGGAAGTGCCCCTGCCCTACTACGACCAGACACAGTGGCAAATGCGCTGCATCCGAACCTACTACCCGCAAATTGAGGGCGTGCACGTCCCCGTGCTGACCACCGGGCTGAATTTCGCCAAGTATTACGTCCCGTGGGATCCGGACTACGTGGAAATTCTGGAAGCCAAGGCCAACGAGTTCATGGGCAAGCTGGAAGCCGGGGAATCCCCCAGCATTGACCCACTGGACGGCCATATCCAGACGTACACGGCCATTCGGAAGCTGCACCCGGATATTGAACCTCACAGCGTTGCCTTGACCGACGACGAGGCCCGGGCGTTTTTCGACGCCCACGCCACGGACAAGGAACTTGCCCTGCGCTTGCAAGCTGCCAAGAACGTTATTGCGGCCAAGATGGGCAACGCTCAAACGGCCAAGTGGCGTGGCAGAAAGATATTCACCCGCATGTCCAAGCAAGGTGGCACGCCCTATCTGACCGCAGCCCGGGGACTTCCCACTGCAGACCTCTTGAAAGAAATGGAAACCGCCGCATGAGTACCCCCGCACAGGAACGCGCCGTTGTAGTACAAGACCAAGTTCGCGGTCTGCTGTTGCACCACCGCCGTCAACTGACCAGCACGCTACCCTCCCACCTCAAGGACAAGGGCGACGCGTGGCTGTCCGGGGCGCTGGCTGCCCTGCAACGTAACCCCGACCTTGCAACCGCCGCGCTCAACGCACCCCACACCCTTGTTTCGGCACTGTCTGAGGCAGCCCAAAAGGGCTTGAACCCGGGAACGCCGGAATACTACCTGACCCCGCGCCGGAACAAGGGGCAGGACGAAATTCTTGGTATCACGGGCTACCAAGGCGAAATTGAGATGATTTTCCGGGCCGGGGCCGTGGCCACCATCGTGGCTGAGGTTGTCCACGAAAAGGACGAATACACCTACGAGCGAGGCGTAAACGACCGCCCCATCCATAAGATTCCTGGCGGCAACTTTGGCCGTGCGGCTGACCGGGGCAAGATGATTGGCGTCTATGCCTACTGCATCATGAAGGACGGCAGCGTTTCCCGCATCATCGAACACGGCGAGGACCATATCGAAAAGGTCAAGGCTGAGGCCAAGGGCGTTGACGGCCAGTTTTCCCCATGGCGCAAGTGGCCGGACCAGATGTGGCTCAAGACCGCCGTCCACTCTCTCAGCAAGTGGGTGCCCACGTCTGCCGAGTACATCAGGGAACAGCACCGCGCCGTGGCCGTTGGCGCAGCGACCGCCGTACCGGAAAGCGCCAAGGGCAACGCCGGGGGCGCGCCGTCCGGCGACACACCACGGCCAGCACCCGCCAATATCAATGACGACCCTAACCAGGGTGGACAATTTGAAGACCTTGGGGAACGCCCGAACGCTGACACCAACACTGGTGAGACGTTCGAGAATGACCCAACCGCGGCGGCTTGGGGGCTTGGGGATCCCGAATCGCAACAACAGTAAAACCGCCACAACTAACTAAGGAACACAGCGTGAAAATGTCTGGGGTAGAGAACCACGTATTGGTGGGGGTCCGTGACTCCCGCACTTGGCCGCGACACAAGACCAAGGCCGTGAGCCGCAAGGCCAAGAGGGCAGCAATTGCCCGGGCAGCGCAAGCCAAGCGCGACGCTATCAGGGGTGACCGGTAACCATGTCACTGAGTCTGGGGAAAATTAATTCCATCCGTTTGGGTCTGGACCTTGGGGGTTCGGGCACCATCATGGCGACTTCAAAGCCGCTGCGCATTGCTGACAACGCGTTCCTCAAGTGCTGCAACAGGTGCGGCAACACCTACGAGACCGCGACCCGCCGGCAGCCCGTCATGAAGTTGTGCACCGATTGCAAGGACGTGCTGAGTCCGCAGGAACGTCGCACGTACATGGTCAGGCCAGCCAAATGAGCGAGCCAACCACACCACGGGAAGAAAAGCCCATTTGGCGCGACGGCGGACCCGGCAGCGTCAAGGGGACGGCGTACCAGTCCGAACAGGACGGCGACGCGATCAAGGCTGCATACCTGGGGGCCATGGAGACCGTGCGCGAGCTTATGGAGCGCCGCGGCGAGCTCACGGAAAAGGTCCGGTATCTGCACGGGCGCACCGAGTACACGCTGAACTATGACGCGTGCGCTGGGCTGTCCGACATTGAGAAAGTGGCTTTGGCCTACGGTGGCATACCCCCGTTTGGTGGGAGTGTGCGAGGCATCCGGGTAACTGTCTACAACGACTGAACCCGCTAGACCTCTCACCATTCACCAGACCGCCGCACGACACATCAACACCAAGGGGGGATTCCATGCCGTTGCACGTTGTGGAGTCCCCCACTGTGTCGCGCCCACGCTCGCTCAAAAGCGGGGGAAAGACGCCGCCAATGTCAGGCAAGGACACACGCGCCTACATCACAGTGACCAATGAACTGTTTGACCACCCCAAGTTCAAGCGCATCAAGAACCCTTGGGCACGGTTGCACCTCATTGAGCTTTGGACCTACTGCAACAGGTACAAGACCGATGGAGTGATTGACGAGGACGCCCTCATGGAGAAGGGCGACGACGTGGGCGAGGAACTGCTAAAGCGGGGATGGGTCCACGGACCAGACGCCCAAGGCGATTACCAGATGCACGACTACCTCAAGCACCAGAAAAGCAAGGCCGAAATCGAGGGGCTTACCAGGCATCGGACGACGGCAGCACAGTACGGAAACCACACCCGCTGGCATGAAGCAAAGGACGTGTTCGAGGCGTCTTGCGGGTTCTGCACTGGGGATTTGGAACCGCCGCGGACGAAATCCCGGAAAACCAGCGTTGGCCCTCATTCCAGCTAACACACAGCCAATCCCACGCAACACACAGGAAACTCACAGCGACATTTTGAGGGTCAAAAACCCCTAGAATCCGCCGATCTATCGCAAGTGCGATCACAAAAGCGATCACAAATGTGATCACAAACCGTATCGCAAACGCATCACAAAACCGTCGCACCATAACCAGAACCAGAACCACAACCAGAACCACAACCAACAAAACAGTGTGGGTCACCTTTCGTACTTGTAGAGGTGCTGAGAAATTCAAAACGTCCAGTTAGTTAACGCGCGGAAGCGCAGAAAGCGAGCAACCCGATGCCCGACATGACCAACGCTCAACTAGCCCTCATGGCCGCTGCGAGCTACACCACCCCCGAACACGACACCATCAACGGCGTAACCTCCATAGCTGATTCGTTCCTCGAATGGCTGGACGAGAAAGACACCCACTACCAGGTGGCCCACCACGTCAAATGCCCCACATGCGCCGCGGCCCCCGGCAACGTCTGCCGCGACCGCTGGAACGCCGTAATGGGCACACCCCACCCCGACCGCATCAGCGCAGCCGTGGCAGCCCCACCAACCAGCCCACTGGAAAGGACATGCCCCTACTGCATGGCAAGCCCGGGCACGCAGTGCGCCGCCCCAAGTGGCCAAATCATTGCCGGTTTCCACGCATCCCGCGAGGCATCCGAATGACCACGGGCATGACCAACAACCAAGCCGCCCTGTTGGCAGCAACCACAGCCAACGCCAACCGCTTGGTAACCAACCGCGAGATTGTCCAAGCCACCATGTCATTCAAGGAACTGCTAGACACCTTGGACAAGCAAGACGCAACCACACAAGCGGAAGCCGAAAAAGCAGAGGACTACCAGGCGTTACCCGCATACTGCCAACCCCACTTGAAAGAGGTCTACGCAGACTTTTGGGGGCAAGGCGTACCCAAAGCGCGAGCCCTCCAACCCGGCGAACACTGCACAGGTAACCCATTCAGCCCAACCCAATGCGAAAACAGCCCCGCCCCACAACCCAACGAGGAAGGAACAAACCAATGACAACCCCCACAAACCACAGCGGTGACACACTCACCGTTTCCGTATCCACAGAGGTGGAAAACCCTGTGGAAAACCTATTGAGTGCGCTCAACGCGGACGTTTCCCCAGCAAAAGCACTGGCCATGTCCCTTGAGCTCTTGACCGGCCTCACGGAAGCCATGCCGGAAGACACCCGGGAACGCCTGTCCCGGCTTGGGGCCACCATCAAGGGATACCCGGACCCCAAGACGGCGCGAGACGCTGAGGCAGCCCGTGAGCGTGCCGACGCAGCCCATATGAGGAACCGGGCGACCGGCTACGACCTCAAGGCGGCGGCGTTGGAAGCTCTCACCCCGGAAGAATGGCTTGCGCACAAGACAGCCAAGGACCTGGCACAGGCCAAGAGGTCCGCGGAACGTCAGGAAGCCCGGGATGGGTCCATTTCGGTGGACATAACCACTGAGGTGCAAGAGACCGTGCGGGTGACCAAAGAGGAAATGAGCGCAGCCGGCTGGCACCACGAGAGCCAGTGCAACAGTGGGCATGAGTTAATGGCGGGTGTCGCAACCGTGGATGAAGCCGCGGCGTTGCGTGCGGACACCCACTATGCCTTGCAGGATTACCACGACCGGGCGCACGGCATTACCCAGTGGGCGAACTGCCCTCATGAGCCGTGCAAGCTGCTGCCGGAAGCAGCCAAGGTCTTCAAGATCGGGGGACGGTCCTAATGGCTGGTGAAGCAACAGCAAAGCGCCCGTGGGAAGCGCAGCGGCGTGCCGCGGCGGCGATCCTGCAAAGCATGGCCAACGAGGCAGAGGCAAAGGCGGCAGAGGCCAAGGTGAATCTGTTGTACGCCGATTCCTGCCCACCACATCCGGCAGCCCACCCGGCGGCGCATATCGCTGAGGATGCCGTTTTGCGGTCCCGGGCGAGGACAGCGCAGCACTACGACGCGGAACTCGCGGACCTCAACACAGCCCTTGCGGCAATTGCAGACCTGGAAGGGCCAGAACGATGAAACAACGGGACGCGCACGACGCAGCGGGGCGCATCTATGACGCCATGGACGACGGAAAACTCAAGACCATAACCCAAATCAGTGCGGGCAACAACGGGCACGTTGAGGCTTGGGTGGGGAACCCGGCATTGGGTTACTCGTTGGATAAGTCCGGCGCGGACCTTTTGGCGTTCATGGACCTGTTCCCCGGCGGAAGCATCAACCGCATGGGGCTGCAGAGCGCATCCCGCAAGGGCAGACCCGCAATTGACCGGGCCAGGTACATGACAAGCACGGACAGCGCCCGTGGCAACGTGCTGGTGATCCTCCACTACTACGTGGCCCACCAGTGCGAGGCATTCAGCGGACGCGCCGAAACCGGGGGCAAGCCCAAATGGTGGTGTGTGTCCTGCAAGAAACCCGTCACCACCACCAAAGCCCGGGAAATCGGCCTCTTGCCCAAGCTGAACAGGAAGCGGAAATGAGGATCCAGCGAGTTCACAACGGCGACTTGGTGCCCGTGGAAGGGCTGGACGTACCCCACGGCACTGAGCTTTACATCACCGGGGCCACGGGCGCGCTCAAGGTGGAGGAAGACCCGGTGACCAGCATTCTGACCATCACCAAAATGTGGGGCGACCTCACCCTGCAGACCCCATGAGGTGGCTCAAGCGCCTGTTCCAGCCTCATAACCCACGGTCAGCCGGCTGCCGCTATTTCTGTTGGTCATTCGACACCCTGGCTGAGGTCTGCGAAATCTGCGAAAAATAGCAATCTGGGGGTGTGCGCCAAAACAGGCACACACCCCCATAGATTGGAAATGTAAGCACCACGCCACAACGAAAGACGGACCCCGTGAGAATCACCCACAAAGACACCAAAGAGTTCAAAGACGTAGAGCTAGCCAGTGGGCTGCACTCCATGACAGTGGAAACGGCCAACGGCGCCCGAATCACCATCGTGGAAACCCCGGAAGGCTTGAGCCTCCACGAGGGCAGCCACCGCAGCCTCAGAGTCAGCCCCATAGCCTCAAACGTCATTGCCGTAGCAATCCGTGACCCGTTCATTGAGACCGCAGCCCCCATGACCCAAGTAGCCAACGAGGACGCTCTCGCGCTAATCCCCGGCGGTTCCAAGCTCTACAGCATCCGAACCAAAACACTGTGGGACTGGTGGGGCGTAACGTCGCCACTCGTGGCCAGCAACGACATAGGGGAAGACGGCAATTCCCACATGCACGCCGCAAATTTCTGGAAAGCGGAAGCGCCCCTGCTGCTGGCCGCAAAGCCGGACAATGACTGAGGACGACATTGTTGAGGATCAGGACCAGCTAGACGCCCTCCCGCTGGGGTCCGTGGTCATTGACAGCTACCGGGCGCCCCTCAATGGCGACGTTTACCGCTCACACATCACTAACGGGTTCGTTCGCTGGTTCCAGGCAGGACCACAAGGCGTTTTCGTCACCGTGTGTTTCCCCGCCAAAGTCCTCCACCGCACTGACCTACCCACCACCACCGAACTGTTCCTGAAAGGACTAATCAGCCAATGACCACCCTTGACGAAATCAGGGAACGCACTAGGTCCGCACTGAACACCCGGTTGCGCACCCTCAAGATAGAGCCGGACCCCATCATGGGTGAATACTCACCCTTGCTGGCTGCCACGGACGACGGCCTATTCAACCTGATCCTGACCGTTTCGGACGGCAACTATGACACCCCGGTTGTCCCTTTGGCAGACGCCCACCAGATCGTGCACGCAGCCCGGGACGCCCACGCCCTCATGCTGGCCCTTGACGCAATCCGGGCACAGGTGAGCTTCACGGCCGAACAGTTCCGCAACACCTCCAACCGGCTCAACCAGGAAGTCATTGACGGCAGCCCTGACCGCGACGTCGACGCCGCTGCCCGATACGCGAACTACGCGAGCGCCAACGAGGCCATAGCCAGCCGGCTGGACAAGATCATTGACGACGTACTCAACCCCAAAGAGGAAGGCAACCCCGATGCCAACTAAGCGCCCCGTGAAGCCCCTGACCCGCAAGGTGGGCACCAAGCCCCTGCCCCAGTACGCCGAAACGAAACAGGCCAGCCCCCGCATTGTCGTGGACCCGGAAGCCAAGACCGTCATTCTGGACCTGCAAATGGACGGGGTGTTCCTCAAGATGGACCCCGAAACCGCGCGCAAGCTGGGGGCAGCACTGGCAGCCGGGGCAGCGAAAGCGGAAGGCCGCACCAAGGGCCACGTGTTCATGATTGACGGGGGCGAGTAATGAGCTCACTCACTGACCCCAAGGGCATCAAGGCCACTGCCCGGGCGATCTATGAGGGCGGACGGGAACACCCGCTTGCTGACCTGGCCCGACTCATTGACGGCGCAATCAGCGACGCCAACTTCCGGGGGCTGGGACAGTTCGACGTGGCCCGGTGGGTGGCTTACGTGATCACGGAAGACCAGAAAGCCCGGATTGCCGAGGCGGACAAGACAGCACCCCACGGCCAGTTCGTACCCAACCCGCCCGGTGGGCTACTGGACTCTGCCAAGCCCCTGCCCCGGGTGAACTCGTGGGAGAACAAGCCAGCACCCAAGAACACCGCAGAAACGCCAGTAATCGAACTGGAACACCTGAACAGCGGCATGCTGCAAGAGCTCCTGAACCCGCACCCGGGCAAGGCTGCCCGGTGGATCATTGACCACTTGGAACCCGGCGCGTTTGACGACCTCAAAGCCATGGCCGTGCCCGTGGGCGCGCCAAACCCTGACCCCGAATATCCCAAGGTGCCGGACGCTGGCGAGTATCCCAAAGTGGAGTGGAACGACTCCCGCCCCGTCAAAGTCAGCTACCGGCAAGGCCCGGGGCTGTGGGACTTCCTCAAAGACGTGCCCACCATTCCCGACACCCCGAACCCGCTTGAGGGCTTCACCAAAGGGTGGGTGGCCTTTGGCGAGAAAAACCCACTGCCGCCCCTGCCCGACTTCCCCAAGCTGGACCTGTCAGGCATCCCCGCCATGCCCGTGGACATAAAAGAGAGCTTGGAACGCGCGAGCGAGCAACTACGCGAGAGCATGGAACGCGCCGCCAAGGCCGTCCGCAAGGGCATTGACGACGCCCGGGCAGCGGAAGCACGCCGAATCCTGGCCGAACAGCCCCACGAACACATTTACGGGCGCGGGTCTAACGGTCTCTGCCGTATCTGTGGGGCAGAGTCCAACAGCCGGCGCGCGAGGGCTAAACGCCGCGCAATCCACAACGAGAAAGCCAAAGCCGCCGCAAAATACCCGCAGCACGCTTTTGGTGAGGAAGTGGACGTTTTGAGCCACCTCATGAAAGCGCGAGTTCACGCCCCGGCGAACCATGAGGGCATGGTCACGGTGGTGTGGCCTGACGGCAGGGGCATGACACTGGAACATGTAACCACCCTCAGCGCCCCAGCGTCCCGACTCCACGAGGCGTTGAAAGCCAAGGGTGACGGCCATGAGTAGACGCCCCGGGCGTGCCAAAATGTGTGGGTGGCTGAGTTCGGCGCTTCACAGCATCCAGACGCGGCCAACCAACCCCGCTGACATAAAGCGCCTTGGTGCCCTCTCAGTCAAGGCAGAGAAAGACCTGCAAGCCCTTGCGTTTATCGCGTTCCACCTGTCCTGGAACGTGTCCGCTGACCTTGATATGGCGTGGGAAAGCATCCAAGAGTATGACGCCGCACATGGATGAAATCCCGGGGCTGTGGGGCGAACCAGAGGCGCCCCCAGCCCCGCGAGCTCTGCCCGTGTCGTGGGACGGCATCCCCATGGAATGGCGGGAATGGCACGCTGAGAACCAAATCACGATATGCCCACCCATCCCCCGCGAGCCATGCCCCCACTGTGGCTTTGACGACGCCCCGCGCTCTATGTGCCGGGGCGTCCGGGTGGGTTCCAAGCTGCTGGGGCCACTCTTTGCGTTCCGCTGCCAGAGTTGCGGCGGCGACACCGTGCACGACCTGCAAGCTGGGGATACCTGGATCCTTGAGCTAGACGACTACGGGCCGGAAGGCTCAAACAACGTAAGGGTTGACCTATGAAACGCTTTTGGAAGTGACTAACCCGGCCCGACGCTGAAACAGCCCTCATGAACCGGGACGTTGAGAACATCACCGCACTGTTCAACTCCCTGCCCCTGCCCAAAAACGAAATCCCAAGCACCATACGCAAGGTCCGTTACTGGTAAAAACAGGCACGCCCCGGGGCAGACTGAGAGTATGACGACTAAACCGACACCCAACGCTGAGGTGCACCGCACCACGATAGCTAACCGTTTCCGGGGCTGGTGCGACACCCACCAAGACGGCTGGAACGGCACCCGGCCCACCGCTGAAAAGTGGGTCAAGAACCACAACGAGACCCACCACAAGGACAAGGCCACCTGTTGCCACTGCAACCGGCCAATCACCCGGAACACAGCCCCCAAGCCGCGTGGCGCCGAACGCTGGCCCAAACGCGAGTGGGTGCACAACGTGGAAGACTTCGACCCCAAGAAACCAATGGACTGTTTCGACCCCGAACCCTCACCAGGATGGACCCCATGACCGCCGCAGAACCTCAGATTGGGGATACTGTCACCATCAACTCACCCGGGCACCGCATGCACGGCAGAACCGGGGTTGTGGAGTACACCAAAAGCATTCTGGGCACTACCGGGGTGAGCATCAAGGGCGACCGTTACGGGTTCCTACCCAACGAGGTGGTGGCCGTCGCCCCGGCCCCTGAACCGTGCCATGAATGCCGGTGCCACATATCCCCGCCCTGTTCCGCGTGCGAGAACTGCACCCACTACGACGGGCGCGGCGACAATTGCGAGAACCCCTGCCGAGACTGCCAAGACCACGAGGAAGACTGAATGACCGCCACAGCTATTGATTCCATTCTTGCCGCCCACCCAGTCTGGGAATACCGGATAGTGTCCCAGTCCATTACGTGCGCCGGTCCCGGCTGTGAATGGGAGGTATATCTGCCCCTCACGCACCGGGCTGAGGACGCGCACCGCGCCCACCAGGCTGAGGCCGTCGCCGCCGCCCTTGCACCCAAGCCCGTTGAGCTCACCACCAAGCCGCTGACCATGAACAGCACCCAACGCCCGGAAGTGTTGCGCCGATTCAACAGCGACATGGAGGGCGGCAAGCTCACCCTTGTGCACGATTCCGGGCTTCACCGTTACCTGACGTTCCGGCCCCGCAAGGGTAATTTCTGCTGGTTCGACATCATCACCAGCCCGGGCCAGTTGACCATCCGGGGCGACATGGGCGACTTTGTGTTCGTGCGCGAGCCGGACATGCTGAGGGACTTTTTCAGCCGCGACGTGAACCCCCACTATTGGCGGGAAAAGCTGGTGGCGCAAGACGTTTCCACCCCTGCATGGCAATATGAGCGCGATCTATTCCGCAAGTACGTGGCCCAACACTTTTGGGACCGCCGCACCCAGTACACCCCGGACGTGGCAGCCGCCCTATGGGAGGAAATCCGGCAGACCGGCCCCTTGGACGACTGGACCGACGCCCACGACGCCACAAGCGCGTGGAACGCCCTAACCAGCTTCACCAGCGAGCAAGCCCCGGGCTACCGCTACGAACCGGACTACGAGGAAGAGTTCCACGACTACAGCTTCCAATATCTGTGGTGCTGCCACGCCGTGCTGTCGGTCTGCCGTGCGTATCGTGAGTACCACAAACCCAAGACCCTGGAAGGGGCCACAGCATGACAATTGCGCCTATCACCCAATCCGAAATAGACAACGTGGAGGTGACCCGCGAGGGCGACACATTACGTGCCGTCAACGGGGTTATCAAAGTGACCGCGTGGATTACGGACCAACCCTCGGTGATCCGAACCCGGGCCGTGATGCTGTTGGCACTTGCCAACTACATTGACAGCCCACCCTTGCCGCCCTTTGAGTTCCCCAAGAACCACGCAGCCGTGTTACTCGCTGACACGCCCATGGTTGACGGTGCGGTTGGTTTGGCCAGGTTCACCCGCATTGAGAACAGCGGCTGGTTTAGCGCCGGGTTTGGCTGGCTGACTGAGGACACCATCCGCCGCGAGTTCACCAACTTGCGGGTGGTCTCTTGGGGCGTCCAAGGCGACCCCGAAAACCAGATGCCGGACGAAACAACCGAGTAAGCCACCCCAAAAGCCCCGTGACGCATCCCACAGTGTCGCGGGGCTTTTGCGTACTGTCAGCCCACCAGCAAACAAAGAGGTTGACCATGGCAAAGCACCGCGTAACCCACCTGACCAAGTGCCATGAGTGCGCCACACTCGTGGAGGAACCCTGCCGGTTCGCATTTGAGTACGCCCTATGCTCGCGCCACAAGGACTGTAAACCGTGCCCCCTTTTAGAGTGGCGGGAAAAACAGGCACGGCACTAAATAGTGTGGGGATATGAGCACTTTTCAGAAACCCCGACGCAACACCCGCGCCCAACTGATTGACCAAGCCCGAACCCTTGGGGATCCCAACTGGTCCCTGTCCGTGCCGGCTGAGGCCAAGCAACTTATCAACGCCCTTGCCGAACAGGTGGCCATTTCCATGCCACCACCTCAAGCGGTGATCCCGGAAGACGCCCCGCGTGACCCCATTGTGACGCTCGCGCACAGCGCCAACCAATACCTTGAATACCGCAAGGGCAAGCTTGAAGACCACCTAGCCAACCTGGAACGCACCATTGCCGACCTACGCAAGTACCCCGGCAGCGACGGCGTGAACCTCATGATCCGCGCCACTGAGGCAGCCAACGCCGCCACCCAACTGCAAGCCGCAATGGAACACGCCGAACAGTTCGCCTACCTTGTGGGGGAACGCAAACATGACTAAGCGGCAATACCTTGTGACATTCGAGGACGGCCACGGCGACTTAGACGCCCTCATGGTGGAACTGCTGCCAAGCAACGCCAAGGTGGAAAGGCTCGCTGACACAGTGGGCGGGTTCCCCGCTATCTGGGATGCCGACGCCCCACCGGGCAGCATTATGGTGTTCCAGGCTGACAAGCGGGAACCAATCGGGCATATCACCCCGGAACCCTCCACGGGCCGGAACTACGGCCCAACCCCGGAAGAATGGGACCAGCTACGGGAACGTGTCAAGGACATGGTGAAGGGCAACCCGTGGGGCCATGTTGAGGTGATGCAACCAGACGGCACCATGGCCCCGCCTCCTGTTCCCGGGGCGATCCTTGGGACTGGCGGCTGGGTAGTCCAGGACCCGCCCCCGGCGCGCAAGGGTTCCGACGCGCTCAACCTGCCTGTGTGCGTCAACTGCCACAACATGATTCTCCTGTTTGACGACCACGCCCAAAGCTGCCCCACACGCCAAGGCGCGTGGCAGCCCCTTGACCTTCCCCCCGGATTCCTGCAACCCAAGGACAACGACCATGAGAACTGAACCGCTGCCCCACGAGGACAAAGCACAATTCGAGCTTGCCCGGGCCGTATTCGAGGCGGACAACGGCGCCGCCAAAGACCCTGCATATGAATGGGAGGTAGCCCAGCCAGAACTCACGGAATATGCCTTTGGAATCGCCGCTGGCCTTATGCGCCGGGGCTACGCCAAGATTCCCTTGGACCTCATAAGCACGTCGGAAGTGCGCCCCATCATCCGTGATTTGGTGGACCCTGACCCGTGCGACATTGACCATAACGGTGGCTGCCAAGCCCATCTTTACCTTTCCCTCAAGCCCGGGGACACATGCCCCCAGCAAACCGCCAAGAACTGGCTGGAAACCCACCCGGCGCCCGTCCAAGACAAACCCGGGGACGGCGATCTTGTCTGCAGCGGCTGTTCCACATTCACCAGTTGGGTGGACGCCCCGGAAAAGGGCTGGAAGATCACCCACCGGGGGCCGGATGGCAAGGCCAACATACTGGCCGCGTGGTGCCCCAACTGCGAGCCTTGGGCGCACCTTGCCAAGGATTGAGCTTATAAGAGACCACCGTGGCCACATAGCAGGACATGTGGCCACGGTTACCAAGGAAGAACAGGAAGCCGCAGACAAGCGCGCGGCTGACCGCAACCCGCCCAACACGGACGGCGACTATGACCCCTATGACGATTGGATTGACTGGTGAAACAAGGAAAATACTGGTGCTTGGCCCTCACGGTGCTGGCCGCGCTGCTGTTCGCTGCGCAGATTTGGACCGGGGACGGGCGCTATGGCGGCATTGCGTGGCTTGCTGTGGGGCTGGCAATCGTGGCCGGGTTGGTGGGCATCACCCAATCAGTCAAAGCAGAAAGCCAGGAACTCAAAAGCCACTTGGGCATGGACCAGAAACAGGCACGCGAGGGGCGAGACTGAAAGTATGACCAATAACCAGCATCCCGACTTTCCCACCGGCCCCACAGCTTTGGAGCAAGACGCAATTGGCGTTTTTGAGGTAACTCAAGCGCTCATTGCCGCTGGCTTCACTGAGGAACAGGCATTCAAGTACATAGCGATACGGTCCGCCGTCGTCGTGAACTGCGCAAGCTGTGGGGCGGCACCCAATGAACAGTAACGACTTTCAGCCGCGCCCCGCCGGGGACGTGGTGCCCGATCCGTTCGTGGAGGGCAGCAACAACAGGTGGATGCCGTTCGATCCCATCAAAGCGGCCATGGGCTACCACGCAGCCCGGGCGCTGGCGTACCACCGCCAAACCGAGCTTGAACCCGGCAACACCAACGCCGTGGCGCTCATGGTCACTGAGTACCACATTGCAAGCCTCTACTACGCCCAAGTGACCGGGGGCATGACCCGCAAGGGCTGTATTGGGTTCAACAAAGGCATGCGAGAACGCCCGGAAGCGACCCTGCACAACATCATTCACATGCTGACGTTCTTGGGCGTTGACCCCCGGGAAATCAGGCCGTTCGTCAGCCCTGAAACGGACCCCGAACCAGTCCACGTGAGCGTGAGTATGCCCCGCAGCGCCGTGACCAACCGTTACCGAGTCAATCGCCCAACCATCACACCCGCAGACGCCAACCAGGAAGACCAGAACAATGCCTGAAATGCTCAAGTGCACTGAATTTATGGCCGAAATTGAGCCGGACGCTAAGCCCGGTTCCTTCATGCTTTGCCGCCATGGCCGGCTGTACCGTCTCAAGCGCAAGGGCTGGCAGCCAGTCCGCAACCCGTGGCTCAAATGGTCCATCAAGAGGCAGTTACGCAAGGCCATGCTTGAACGCGCCTTTGAACTCGCGCTTGAAGCATGCAAAGCCGCCGCCGCGCGCGACGAACAGCGCAACGGACCAGACCCCAAGCTTGCCCCGGGTTGGTCCCGGGTAGCCAACCCCGAACAATACGCCGCGAACCTGAACCTTGACCCGGAATATTTGGCAGCCCTCAACAACCTGCCCCGCGAGCTTCGAGACCCGGACGGCTTCGAGGTCAACCGCGTAGTGGGCAGGGCCACCCTGAAAGCGGGAGAGGACATAAAAGCCGGGGACGTTGTGGAACTCGACATGGAGAACCCGCCCAACGCTGACTTCCGCAAAGACCCCGAATATGCGGAAGCCCTCAAGGAATGGAAGGCATCCAAAGACGCCAATGTGGTCATGGAAGTGCCCATTGAGCGCACGGAATCGGGATCCTTGGAACAGTCCGGCCCCACCAAAACCACCATTGAGGGCCACGAAATCAGCACCCTTGACCAAGCGGAAGCCGTCCGCGAGTTCTACCAAGCCAACTACCAGCGCTTGAAGCACGAGGGCAAGGACACCACCCGGGTTGAGTACATGGTCGGGCAACTGGACAAGCACATTGGCATTCACTTCGAGCGCATCCCGCTGACCAAGATTGACGGCACCTACCTGACCGAGGACGAAATCCGGGACGCCGCCGCCAAGCTCAACCTGGACGTGGCCATTGACGTGTCCGCTGGCAGCGCCAAGGTGGACGTGATCACCACCCCCAACGCCGAACCCAAGCAAGCCCGTGGTGGCGTAATCACTGACCCGCCCCTGCCCCCGGGGGCTATCAGCGTCCAGCTTTCCCCGGGCAGCGTGAGCCTTGACGCTGTGGCTGGCGAGGTCATGAATGCCGCGGCTGACGAAATCCGCCGAACCGGCGCCCGGGGCGTGTGGCTGTGACGCATCCCCTTGTGGAGTTCCTGACGGCGCGACTGGCCGAACAGGAAGCCCTAGCCAAGACGTGCCTACTGCCTGAACACACGCACCCCTACGGTGACGAAAGGATCCCGGCCTCACGCCCGGACCAGTGGGCAAGGGACTTGGATAACTACCTCGGCGGACCCTACGGCAAGCACACGGGCTATTGGTCCCCCACCCAGGTGCTGGCCGAAATCCACGTAAAACGCGGCCTTGTGGCCGAACACCAGCCCCAGAACGGCGGACAGTGGAACGGTGGCGAGGCAAGCAACTATCTGTGTTGCACCATGTGCGGCCACGCAGACGCCGCCCCCATGAACTACCCCTGCAACGTGCTGCGCTGGCTGGGGCAGCCCTACCAAGACCACGAGGACTACCAAGGCGCATGGGCGCATGAGTAACCCAGTTGACTTCCTCAAAGCTCGCTTGGACGAGGAAGAACAGACGGCACTAAAAGCCCTCACAATCGACAAAGGGCAGCCCATCCCCAAGGATGCCGAATACAGCTACAGCATGGACGTGCACGGTTATGAGAGCTTCGCAACTGAAGCGCAGTCCAAGATCGTGGATACCTGGAACCCCATAAGGGTGCTGGCTGAGGTAAAGGCCAAGCGTGAGGCACTGGCCCACTACGAGTCCATGGACTGGACCGTTGAGCCGTCCGGCGAACAGCAATATGCGGCCAAGTTCGTCACGTTCATGGTGAACGTCTACGCGGACCACCCGGACTTCCACCCGGGCTGGAAAGACTGACCCCGTGTTAGGCTGTACCCGTCCTTGACGATTAGATCCGTTGACCTGAAAGCCCCCGGTAACCCCGGGGGCTTTTTGGTGCCCACATGTAAAGAATCGGGCCGTTTTCTTACACGTCCTGGCAACGTGTAAAGCTTCCTTACACGTCCCCCCGCGAGCCCCGGCAGAAACAGGCACGCGCCCACAGAGAATGGGAATATGACCACTACACCGATGCTTGAGGGAGTCCGGGCGCTCATTGAAGCCAACGGGCACACCCTCCCGGCGCAACTCAAAAGCGCCGAACTGTTCGCCGGATATGGCGGCTTGGCCCAAGCCATTGAACGCAGCTTTGACGCCGAAACAATCTGGCTTAGCGAGTTTGACGACGCCCCAAGCAAGATACTTGCCCACCACTGGCCGGACGCCCCGAACCTTGGGGACGTGACCCGGATTGATTGGGCGGCGCTGGCAGCCAACCCGGCCATGCGGCCCAACATCATGGCTGGCGGGTTCCCCTGCCAGGACGTGAGCCTTTCCGGGCGCCGCGCTGGCCTCACGTCCGCCACAAGGTCCGGGCTGTGGTTCCACTTCCTACGCGGGATTGTGGCCCTGCAGCCTGAGTTCGTGCTATTCGAGAACGTCCGCGGCATCCTGTCTGCCAAGTCCGTGCGAGACATGGACAGCACCCCCGAAACGCTCGCGCTGGACGCCGAAATTGAAGAACTGACCACCCGCCGCGACACGCTGGCCATATCATTGGATGCCCTCTATGACAACGCAGACCATGCCGAATACAACGCAATTGAAGACCGAATTTCTGGCCTCTTGGAACAGCGAGACCGGGCAATGGGAAACAGCACAGATGGACCTATTCAGCGAGCTCTCGGAACCGTTCTCGGGGACTTGGCCGACGCAGGGTATGACGCGCAATGGAGTGGCCTACGCGCTGCCGACGTGGGCGCCCCCCATGGCCGATTCCGCGTTTTCGGGCTTGGAATCCGGCGAGACCTCCTCAACGCTGTTTAAGACGCCAACCAGTCAACTGGCGATCAATGGGGGCAGCCAGCACCCGGACAAGCGCAAGGCCGGGGGAAACGGCCCGACGCTGGCGGACGAAATCGAACACCTGTTGCCGAACGTGTCCGTGCTGTTCCCGACGCCCACCACCCAAGACGGCGCCAACGACGGCGGACCCTCCCAATTCGAGCGCAACACGCCCCCGCTCAACACCATGGTCAAGATGCTGCCCACCCCGGCAGCCAACGACAGTGGCAACACCCCGGAAGACCACCTACGGAAGAAACCCGGGCGCACCCAGATAACCAGCTTGCAGGTCATTGCTGATTACGGCCTCTTTGCGTCCGGCGGCAAGCTGGTGGACCCTGACGACGCCCCGCCCATGAGCGAGTGGGGCGACTACGAGCCAGCAATTAGGCGCTGGGAAGCGATCTTTGGGCACATGTCCCCACCGGCCACTGAACCCCGCGGCAAGGACGGGGCAAGCCGTCTAAGCCCCCGCTTTGTGGAGTGGATGATGGGCCAGCAACCCGGGCACGTCACGGACGTGGACATAACCAGCAACGCCCAACTCAAGGCACTGGGCAATGGGGTGGTCCCGCAACAGGCTGTTGCCGCGATTCACCACCTGTTTGAACGATTCGTCGCCGCATATGGGAGGACAGCGTGAGGAAGAAACGCGAGCCGCGCACATTCGATTTCCGGCGCACCTACTGGGGTCACGCCTTTGACGTGCACGGCGTCCCGGACAAAAAACGCCCCGGCCAGTGGAAGCGCGGCAAGTTCACGGGCTGGACCATATCCACACCCCGGCCCATGCCAGGTGACCGGATGCTATGGGCCACCGCGCTGGGGCACATAGTCGCTGAAATCACCGAAGTGGACCCATACCGTGACCCCCAAGACATGGCCAAAATCAAGGGCAAAGTTGTGGAGCGCGTAAGAACAGGCACGGGCGCTGAAACACTGAACACAGACGTAACTACCAAGAAAGTGAACCCGTGACCCCTGAACTGACCCCAGAGGAAGCCGCCGCCGTCGCTGAGGCGCTGGAAATTGCCAACGAAATCCAGATGCCAGCCCCGGCCCTCCACTACACCGATGAAAACGTGACCTTGTGGCACGGCGACTGTGTGGAAGTCCTCAAGACCTTGCCGGACAACAGCGTCGACGCCGTCGTCACAGACCCGCCCTATGGCATCCGGTTTATGGGCAAAGCGTGGGACGGTGAAGACATTGAGGAAATGACCCGCAAGCGCCGCGAGTCCAAGCCCATGCCTGACGGTGTGGGTGGCCCGAACGGCGGCTATCAGTCCGCAAGCACTGAGGCCGGACGCTACAACCAGACGTTGACGGCGAACCAGGCATTTGGGGAATGGTGCCTTGAGTGGACGCGCGAGTGCTTCCGTGTCCTCAAGCCCGGTGGCCACATTCTCGCGTTCGGTGGTTCCCGCACGTGGCACCGGCTCGCGTCCGCGGTGGAGGACGCCGGGTTCGAGATTCGGGACTCAATCGCGTGGCTCTACGGATCCGGGTTCCCCAAGTCCATGGACATTTCCAAAGCAATCGACAAAATGCGGCACGAGTCCGCGGACAAGCTCAAGGTCACCTCTTGGCTGGCTGATCAGGCCGACGCCAACAACATCACCCGCCGCATGCTGGACATTGCCATGGGCACCAGCGACATGGGCGGCTGGTGGCTGTCCCGGCTGGAACACCGTTGCCAAGTGCCCACCATGGAGCAAATCCCGCGGGTGCTGGCCACCCTTGGGGTGGAAGCTGAGGACGTGCCGGCCGAAATCCAGGAACTTATCTTTGAGCTCAACGGTGCCAAGGGCACCCCGGGCAAGGCATGGCTTGAGCGCGAGGTTGTGGGCACCCGGGAGACCGGCGACGCGCTGGGCTGGCTGCAATCCACTGGCAGCATTACCAAGACCGTGGACGTGACCACCGCAGCGAGCGAGGCAGCCAAGCAATGGGAAGGCTGGGGCACCACCTTGAAGCCGTCCTTTGAGCCTGTCGTTGTGGGCCGTAAGCCCATGCGGCTGACCACTGCGGCCAACGTGGTCAAGCACGGCACCGGGGGCATGAACATTGCCGCCACGAGGGTGGGCGACGAACCCCGCACGAACAAGGGCGGCAGCGCGTCCAGTCTGCACGCCGTCAGCCGGGTGGAACAGGGCTACCGGGACACCATCACCGAGTGCGAGGGCGAGGCGTCCACCGTGACCGGGCGCTGGCCAACCAATGTGCTGCTGGACGACTTCACCGCGGAACTACTCAACCAGCAAGAACGCGACGCCGCCCAATTCTTCCCCGTCTTCCAGTACGAGGCCAAAGCCCCGGCCAGCGAACGCCCCAACGTGGACGGCATCCAGCACCCCACAGTGAAGCCGCTGGACCTCATGCGCTGGCTTATTCGACTCGTGACACCCCCGGGCGGCACCGTACTGGAACCCTTTGCAGGGTCCGGCACGACGGCTGAGGCATGCGTAATGGAGGGTATGCAGTGCATAGCCATTGAACGGGAAACCGACTACCTGCCCTTGATCCGGCAGCGCCTTGAAAAGCCCATTGAGGTGGCCCTGTTCCAGGTCTGAGAAACAGGCACGCACGGCAATAGGCTGAGACTGTAAGCCACAACGAAAGGGGCAACCCATGCTTCAATACACCTACCCGGACGCCGGGACCGTCCCCGAATGGATCAAAGAGGGCGGCACTGTTGCTGTGGTCCAGAACGTCCGGTACGGCTACGGCACGAGAGTAAATAAAGGCTTTGTTGAGCGCCTTACCAAAACCCAAGTGGTCCTGAATGACGGGCGCCGGTTCAACCTCAAGAACGGGCTAAAGGAAATGGGGGCAACCACCCGGCACACCTACGGCCCCGGGCCGTTGTTCTTGGCTGATTGGGAAAGCAAAGAGGTTAAGTCAGCTCTACATGTCCAGTTCATGCAGAACACCGCGTCACTCATTGCCGTCAAGGCTCGCGCTTTCGAGAACGAACCAGACGGCAAGAAAGCCGTTGAGCTCATAGACCTGCTGACCCAGTGGGCCAAAGCTGACGGCATGGAGGTGCCCAAGTGAGCTTGCACATGGTCAAGGCCATTGAGGAACTGGCGGACAAGTGGCATGGAGACTTCCCCGCCAAGGCTGCCGAGTTGCGCGCGATCCTGGAACGCTACCCGCTGCCCCCGGAAGACGCCGACGAACGCGACTCAACGCACTGGCTGTTCCAGCGCCACAGTGAAACCCTCACCCGGGTGGCCAACGCCGTCAACGGCCCACCCAAGCCGCTGTGGAGTCATTCCCACCATGACCTTGGTGAGAAAGCGGAAGCCATGGCCAGCGAGCTCAACGAAGCCCGGGAGAAACTGAACCCGGGTGCTGACATGGTGGACGCCATGGCCGCTGACTTAGCGGAAGCGTTCAACATTCCCAGCCAACGCTACGCACGACAAGAAATCCGTTTCGTGCTGGCACTCGCGCGAGGTGAGGATCCCAATGACCTCCGGTAGTCGCCATAAAACGGTTGAGGACTCCCGGGAATGCTTGCACTGTGGGCAGACCCGGGGGCAGGTCCGCACTGAGGGCAACGGGTGCGCCACGGTGGATTATGAGGGCCACTGCCAAGAGGACTGGCCCCAGCACCGTTGGGTGGACTGGAAGCCCCAAGAAATCCCCAATTTCATCAAGACCGAGGCAAAACACAAGTACGTCCGCGCAAACCTGGCGGACTTTCAATATGCCGACTGTGAGGACACGATCAAGGGCCATGTGTACCCCGTGACCGATGAAGACAAGTCTTTTTTCCAAGCTGGCCGATGCATCTTTTGCGGAATCGAGGAACCAACCAATGCGTGACCAACACACCGTAAAAGTCCGGGTGTCGCTGACCTTCGAGGAACTGGACGAAAACGGCACCACCGTGCGCGAGTCAACGAACAAGTTCGGGGTAAGCCACACCATGACCGTCAACAACGAGGTCAAGGCACGCTACCCCAACGCGGAAGCAACATGGGCGGCTAACAAGGTGGGCCACAGTATCGCGGACGCCTTGAGTGAAGCCCTGCCGCCGTTCTTGGACGGCAAGACCGGGCAAGCGTTCTGCCCCTCCACCATCCATAAGGGCGTGCGAGTCCCGGCGCCCTTTGGCGGCGTGTTCATCAATTACACCCGTCCCGGCGTCGAACCCCGCGTTTGGTACTGCGAGGAATGCGCCACCATGGGCAAGCTCACGGGCATGTTCCGGCCAGATAAGGACGCCACACATGGCGACTGAGGTCTACACCCCGGAACCCGTCCAAGGGCACACCATGAAGCCGGATATTGAGATTGACGAGGACGGCATCACGTGGCTTTTCATTGAGTCCCAATATGGGAGCTTCAAAGCGAACCACGAGACCGTGACCGCCCCGCCGTTCTCCGATTTCGCGGACCCCATCACCAGGAACCTTGGATTTGACCCCGGCCACATTGACCCAGCCCGGGTGGTCCACAGCTACTACGCGCAAGGGTTCATGGACCCCAAGAGTGGGGTCAAGTTCACGGGCAACGTGCTGTGATTCCCAAGCCCACGCCGCTGCGCTGGCCCAACCCCTACACGGACCCCCGGGGCATTTACCTAGTGAACCGGATTATCGAACGAAAGCGAGAAAAAGAATGTCAAGCAAGCCTGAACTCGGAACAACAGTCCTCTACACCACCAGCGAGGGCGTAGACGTTCCGGCGGTGGTCACTGCCGTGGTGGGAGACCGGGCATGCCTCAAGATCATGTTCCCGCCGCACGTCAACGAGGACACCATCGAACCGGACCAGCAAATCCCCGTAGAGGGCACCCAATGGGGCACCGTGGCTTACCCCTACGCCTACCCGGCCAAGCCAAGGCATTGGCGCTACCGCTAAAACAGGCACACCGCTGCTTAGGGTGAGAATATGACCACTTACCCGCAGCCGTTGCGCGATCTTGCCACCCTTGTGGTGACCGCCCAACACGCCTGGACCACCGAGACCGAACTACAAGCATCCATAGCTGAAACGCTCAAGGCCGCTGGACTGGACCCCACCCGCGAGGTGGTCCTGTCTGGTGGCCTTGGGCGTGTCGACCTCATGGTCGGCAAGGTGGGTGTTGAGGTGAAAATCAAGGGGTCATGGCAGCAACTCACCCGGCAGGTCATGCGCTACACCCACGCCCCTGAAATCGGGGCTTTGCTGGTGATCACCACCAAGGCCGCACACGCCCAAAACGTGCCCGTGCAAGCCAATGGCAAACCGATTCTTACCGTCTTCCTGAATGGGGCATTTTGAGCGTCCAACAACTCGAATTGCCGTTGACCGCCCCCCGGACATACGGCACTTACGCATACGAGCAAGTAGGCAACCGGGGGCGCTGGGTTCTCAATCTGGAACCAGCCGTTGCCATGCGCGCCAAGCACATTTTCCGGCGCGTCCAACAGACCATTGCCGGGACTGTGGCCGTCATGGACTCGCTGGACGTAGCCCGGGACTTGGAATGGCTCATGGAGCGTTGGCCGCTGGAACCCGCGGACGCTGGGACCGCCACGAGGCTCTACCAGACAGCCCGGGCGCACCGCCGCCGCGAGGAAACCGTCCAACGCATCGTGTCCGGCCAGCAACGGCTTGACCTGCCCCGCGAGCCAGCCAAAGCGCCCCGCGATTACCAGCTGGTTGCCGTGGACCTGTTGCGCTCCACCGGCCGGCTGCTGCTGACCGACTCCCGCGGCTTGGGTAAGACGTTCACCGGGCTGCTAAACAGCGTCCACACGGACGCCCTGCCCATGCTGGTGGTGCCCCCGGCGCACTTGCCCGGTAGGTGGGCGACTGAGGCGCAAGAGGCGTTCCCGTTCCTCAACGTCCAGACAGCCAAAAAGGGCACACCCCCGGAAAACTGGACCCCGGAAGACATGCCCGACGTCCTGATCGTGCCCTATTCCAAGCTGGCCGGATGGGCTAACCACCTCATGGGCGTGCCCCGCACCATCGTGTTTGATGAAGTCCAAGACCTACGCACGGGCAAGGGCACCCGCAAGGGTTTGGCCGCGGCCATGCTTTGCCAGGAAACCCCGTACAAGCTGGGGCTGACCGCCACCCCGATTTACAACTACGGCGGCGAAATCTGGAACATTTTGGACATTCTCGCGCCCGGGGAACTGGGAACCGCGGAAGAGTTCAGCCGTGAATGGGGATCCGCAAGCGCCAACGGCAAGATAGCGGTCAAAGACCCGGCAGCCTTGGGCAGCTACCTACGTGAGCAAGGCTTGATGCTGGGCAGGAACCGCCGCGACGTAGGCCGCGAGCTTCCGCCCCACGTAACCGTTCCCGTGACCGTAGAGAGCGACCCGGAAGCGCTGGAAAAGGTCAAGGGCGACGCCCGGGCCATGGCGGAACTGATCCTTGCGAACACCACGAGCTCATGGGACCGCATGAAAGCCGCCGGGGAATTGGACTGGAAGCTGCGCGAGGCCACCGGCATTGCCAAAGCCCCTTATGTGGCTGAGTTTGTGCGGCTGCTGTTGGAATCGGAAGAACGCATTGTGCTGTTTGGTTGGCACCGGGCTGTGTACGACATTTGGGCGGACCTCTTGGCTGAGTTCAACCCCGTGTTCTACACCGGCAGCGAGTCCAACACCCAAAAGGATGCCGCGGCCGCTGCGTTCATCCGTGGAGACTCCCGAATCCTGATCATGTCCCTACGTTCCGGCAGCGGCGTGGACGGGCTGCAGGAAGCATCCAAGGTGTGCGTGTTCGGGGAACTGGACTGGTCCCCGCAAGTGCACTTGCAAGGCATTGGCCGGCTGGACCGCGACCCCGCAGACCCCACCATTGACCTGACCCAGGTAGAACCCACCGTTGCTTACTTCCTAACCACCGACGACGGCAGCGACCCCGTGATCATGGAAACGCTGGGCATCAAACGGAACCAGTCCGAACCCATCGTGAACCCTGACGGCAAGCTCACCCCCAACGCCGCCCCCGACGTATCCCGTGCCCGTTCGCTGGCCAAACAAATCCTTGGAGTGTCCTAATGTTCCGACGCCGCTACACCGTGCAAGCGTTCCACCCCGCAGACTATGCCCCGTTCCGTTCCCGGAAGTTCCGCACCATGGAACAGGTCATGGACTTTGTGGACCTGATCCGGGGCAGCTACCCCGCTACTGAGATTCAAGTGCACGACCGCAAAGACAACCGGGTTGTGGTCAGCTACCCGCCCCGGTACGGCGTTAGCGGTGGCCCGTTGTGGTGGCCCCATGGCGGCTGACACGTGGCCCCGGGACGCAGACGGCAACATACGCATGGTGCTGTACGTCGCGGGGCCAATGACCGGGCTACCGGCCTACAACCGCCCCAAATTCAACGAGGTAACCGACGAATTACGGCGCTTTGGGTATCACGTGTTAAATCCGGCACGGCAGCCGTTAGGTTTGGAATATAACGACTATATGAGGCGCGGAATCAACGACGTTCACAAGTCTGACGGGGTGGCTCTACTCCCAGGCTGGGAACAATCGAACGGTGCACGCCTTGAACAACTAATAGCCAGAAAGCTGGGGCTGGAATGCCGGCCCTATACCGACTGGGAAAACCTCTACGAACAGGAACCGCCACAATGAGCTCACCAATCCGTGAATACCTGACCTACACCAACGACGAGGACACCCGGGCGTTGTCCATCAACCCCCACGCTGACGGCGGGGTGTTCCTCAAGCTGTCCAGCGTCAAGGCCAACGGCCACAACCAGCTTGGCAGCATCTTGGTCAAGCATGACGACCTCCCGGCAATCATGTTTGAACTCACGGGCGGGGCGCCGTCTGAACAGGACTTTGCCGACGCCAAGGAAATTGCAGACGCGATCCGTTCCGGGGACAACACCCAGTTGAACGTCACCACCACCGTGCGCCGTCTGCTGCTGGCCCTCCACTTGAACATTCACAGCGTCACGGTGGACGCCCCACCCGTTCCCCGCGAGGGCTGCCCGGGCTGCGCTGCCACGGATGAAGCTGTGGAAGCTGCCGCCCACGCTGAGACCCTGCAAGACCCGGACTATGACCCCACAGCCAAGGAACTGGACGCCCACGAGGTGCCCGACACTGAACCCAACACGGTGGCCCTCTTGGCAGCCGAGAACGCGAACTTGCGGAACAAGCTTGCCGCCATTCAAGCGCTCACCAACCCCGCTGTGGCTCTCTGAACCCATGGCAACAACACCCAAAGGAACCCCGGCAGAGTTGCGGGGCAACTGCGCAAACCCTGAATGCGCGTGCCCCATCCGAACAGGCGGTTACGTCACCCCCGAAACAAGGGGCGCACGCCGCCACAGCAAAGACGGCGTATGCACCAGGTGCAAACGCCTTGGTTACAACGTCAGCCCCGAACACCTGACCGACGCCCAACTGTTCAAGGAATTTGAGTGGTCCCCCGAACTGCTGGCGGACGCCGTGAGCTACGGAATGGAACAGTTGGATGATGTTGCATAACCCGCCCCTCATAATCGTGGCCCACGTGCCCATGGTGGACGCCTTGAACGCAAACAAGGGCGGACACTGGGGCAGCACCAGCCCCAAGGTCAAGGTGTTGCGCGAGCAAGGCGGCTGGCTCATGCGCGAAAAGCATAAGGGCCGGAACCACTACTTTGAGCGCTGCCACATCAACGTCCGGGTGCTGTTCCCGAACAAGGACCGCAACCGCGACACCATGAATTACTACCCCACCAGCAAAGCCCACGTAGACGGGTTCATTGACGCCAAATTAGCGGCGAATGACCACGAGGGCATTGTTATTGGACCCCACCTGTGGCCCACCCGGGAACTGTCCGGCATCCCCCGCATAGCCAAGTTCATCTATACGATTCACCACTTGGACAGCACCTATGAGTGACCACATAGCGGCTATCCGCGCTGACCTTGACCACGACCGCATGAAGCTGTTGGCCGAGCTCAACGCGGAAGCCCACACCCCGGCCTATTACCGGCCCCCACGCAACGAACACCCCAGCGCTGGCCACCGCCGCGCCGAACAACTCAGACACGAAAACGCAGCGTTCTACGCCGCAAGGAAGGCAAAGACCCCATGAGGCACTACACCAGCCGCGCACGCCGTCACGACCGCCAAAAAGGCTTGATGCTGGGCGCGTTCCTACTCGTGGCCATTCTCTTGGTGGGCGTCGTGGCCGTCACCCAGAACGCGAGCAAGCAAGCGCAGACCTGCACCGTGGCAGCCAAGCACATGACCAACGACGTGCAAGACGGCCAAAGCGTCCGCGTGTACCAGGTGGAAACTGAGGAATGCGGGGTCATGAGGATCACCGACAACGCCCTGCAGGGAGTTTTCAACAGCGCGGACCTGTTCGCCGCCGTCCGAGAGGGCCAGCGCTACCGCTTCACCACCGTAGGTTGGCGGATCCCGTTTCTAAGCCAATTCCCCACCGTCGTCAAGATTGAGAGCGCATAGCCATGCCTGAATCCTTCCGCTACCGCACGCCCTTGAAGGCCGTCACGGAAGCACCCGCCGCCCACCTTATCTACGTCCTTGAGCAAACCCGCGTGGAGCGGGAAGCCCAAACCGAAAAATGGGGCGAACAGAACTGGCCCAACGGCACCGGCCCCGAAGTAGTCCTAGAGGCTCGCGAGGGCAACAACATGGACATTCTGGCCTACCGGCACAAGAACACAACTGATTTCAACGCCAAGCAAGGCACCCTCACATACAAGGACATATTCCTCGAGGAAGTGTTCGAGGCAATGGCCGAATCAGACCCCACCGCGCTGCGTAAGGAACTGATCCAATGCGCCGCCGTCGCGCTCGCATGGGTCCAGAAAATCGACAGGGACGCAGCCAGGTGACGAACTACCGAGACCCCAGCACCCGCAAGAACGCCACCACCGGGCGCCGCTCCGACGACTACACCCCGGACCCCATGCCCCAAGTCCGTGGCCGCGGACCCGGCAAGCCAAAGCCTGTTGAGCGCAAAGAAAGGCCACGCCGCCGTGACCAGTAACTATGAGTTCGGTGGACCCGGACAAGGCAAAGGCCGATACATCAAAGCGGAAATTGCCGCCCACGTTGGCGAACTGCTGGGGCAAGAACACTGGATGAAAGACCTTGCTACCAAACCCCAGCCAGCCCCCTACATGGTTTTTGAGGCACCAGAACCCCGCGACCCCGCAGCGATCCGGGCAGACCTCATGGCAGCCGAGAAACTGGAACACGACCCCGACGTCGTGCACGAGGAAGGCAGCTGGGGCGCTGCCGGCTGCCCCCGCTGTGACGCCATGGAACCCCTCAGCAACGAACTGCTACGGTCCACACTGCGAGGGCCGGAAGGCGCCGCCAATGGGGGCTAAGCGCGCACCGGCCACCGAACGATTCTGGGCGAAAGTGGACAAGAGGGAACCCCACGAGTGCTGGCCGTGGACGGCAGCAAAGACAGCGGCCCGTGAGGATTACCAATATGGAGCGCTCAAGGTGGGTGGGCGCGTCGTTAGGGCCAACCGCTTTGCTTTGGAGCTCAAGCTGGGGCGCCCACTGGGTCCGGGGATGAAGGCGCGGCACACATGCGATAACCCGCCCTGTTGCAACCCAGCCCACCTCCTGGAGGGCACCCAAGCGCAAAACCTGCAAGACATGCACGACCGGGGGCGACACCCCTACAAACGAAAGAGGCAAGAACATGGCCGGTGAAACCACCATAACGGTGATAGGCAATCTGACGAACGATCCCGAATTACGGTTCACGCCGTCCGGCAGCCCGGTGGCCAACTTCACCATTGCCAGCACCCCGCGCACGTTCGACCGGCAGAGCAACGAGTGGAAGGACGGGGAAACCCTGTTTTTGCGCGCGAGTATCTGGCGCGACCCCGCGGAGAACGTGGCAGAGTCCCTGACCAAGGGCATGCGCGTGATTGTGTCCGGGCGGCTCAAGTCCCGCAGCTACGAGACCAAGGAAGGCGAAAAGCGCACGGTCATTGAGCTTGAGGTGGACGAAATTGGCCCGTCTTTGCGCTATGCCAACGCCAAGGTGAACCGGACCCAGCGCAACAACAACGGCGGCGGTGGGTTTGGTGGCGGTAATCAGGGCGGCGGGGCCAGCCAGGGCGGCGGCAATGGATACAATCAGGGTGGCGGTTTTGGTGGCGGTGCAAGTTCCGCGCCGGCCAATGCGGACGACCCGTGGGCTACCCCGGGCGTGAGCAATGCTGGCGGCTGGGGTAACGGCCCCGATTCCGAACCGCCGTTTTAGCTTCCAGTTGGTCCGGTTAGGTGCGTTTAGTGTGTGAGCGGAATTAGTACGCCGTGGACCACTCTAAAGATGATGTAGACGTTGCCAGCGATCCGGTAGCCAACGGGTGAAGGTGGAGGGCGTAGGGCGTTACGTTGGAAGCCTTACGGGATAGCCCCGGCGCACGCTCGCGCCGGGGCTTTTTCGTGCCCTCACTTGCGTAGCTATGTAGTGAGGTGCTACATTCTTTCTAACGCAGTAACCCGCCACAGCAAAGGACCAGGAACATGGACGCAGAACTCAAGAACTCAATCGAACAGACCGCAACCCGCCACGCAAATGAGGCGGCGCGGTTGCTGGACGAACTCGCGACCCACGCCACGCGCCTTGCCGAGCAAGTCCGACGCAGCCCCCGCAGCGGCTACACGGCGGACGGCCTCAACGCCGAGGTTGCCGCGATCATGGCCCGTCTTGCCAAGGCCGACGCTTTGGTCACACTCACTGAACGCTAAACCCCACCCCGCCACAGCTAAGGAACCCCGAAATGACCGCCACAGCTTACAAGTACGTTTCCACCGTCGAACCCACCTATGGCACCCGCACCGTGACCAACACCGAGACGGGCCACGTCGTTACTGACGGCGATTTCGTGACCGTTGGCAAGGCCAAGACCGAATGGCGCGTTTGCTACCTCTACACAGACGGGCGCGTCCAGCTTGAACGGCAAGCCCAAAGCCCCAAGCGTGGCATGACCCGCCGCTTTGACCACATGGACAACCTCACGGTGGTTTACACCACCCGCAAGGCCGTAGAGGCCGACGACGAACCCACGGTGGACGTTCACGTCTTTGCCAAGGGTGACCGTTTGTTCCACAACACAAGCCCGGTTATCTACACCGTGACCAAGGTGACCGCCCGGAAGGTGCACACCGAAAGCCCCAGCGGCCTCAAGGTGGTGTTCGACGCGCAACACGACTCTTTGACCCCGGCCCCGGAACTGATCCCGGACACCACCCCGGCGTTGCCCGTCGTCAAGTCCGTTGTCCGTGAAATCACTTACTACGGCGCCCGGTGCATCAACACCACCACCCACCATGACAAGTCCGCCACGGGGCTGCGCACGGTTCGCATGGAATGGCTGGACAACGCAGACCCAAAGAACGGCGGCTGGGAAGCGGGAACCGTCACGGAAAAGCTGATAAAGGGCGACGCGTGGAGGAACCCCGCAAAGTTCGTGGAGCTTGTCCCGGAACACGTCATTGGTGGCTTTGGGGAAGAACTGGAACCCGCCCCGGGAAGCGAGGAAGCCGTGCGCAAGGCCGTGGCCGATGCCAAGGAAGACGCCGCGCTACTCGCGGACGTTCCCGCCCCCAAGCTGTCCAAAAAGAACCAAGCCCGTTATGACGAATGGGCGGCGCGTGTTGAGGGTGAGGGCTTCCACGTTGGGCAAGAGGTCATGGCCACCCGCGTGGAGACTGACGCCCGGGATTACGTCACCCGCCAATGGGAGGAACCCGCGGTTATCACTGAGGTGCGAGCTTTTGACGCCGTGGTGAGGTTTGCGGACGGTTCCCACGGAAGTTCCGGCATTGGGGTGCGCGTCTTGGACGAAAGCGCCACCGCCGCTGACGGGTGGCCTACGGTTGCCGTCCTTGCGGAAACCATGGTGGGCATGGTTGGTATGGGCGAGGCTGTGGACTTGGAGGACGCCGCGGATGCCGCCGACGATCTGTTCCCGGACGTACCCGCGGACGAAACCGAGCGTGCCGCGTACCACGCCCGGGCGGAAGCGATCATGAACGAGGCCATGGACGTTGCAAGGGCTGCGCTTGACGGCGACACCCCCACGCCGTTGCTGCACCCCAAGCGCGAGGTCTTCGACGTGAAGGCGTCCAAGGACGGCAAAGAGGTTGTGGAGGTGGTCACGGTCTTGGGCAGCATTCACCGGGCGCGTTCTGTGGCTGACATGCTCGCGTGCAAGTACGGGTTCGGCCCGATTGCTTTGGAGTACCACACCAGCACCTTTGAAGCTCATTATGGGAAGGGTGGCGCGCTGGTTGAGATTGAGGACATGGACCCCGACGCCACGTTCGAGGTTGGCCCGTTTGATGAACAATTGACCGCTGAAATGGCGGCTGAGTAGACCGCAGTAAACCGCAACAGCCACCCCTTGTGGGTGGCTTTTTGCGTTCCCGGGAAAAACAGGCACGCGCCGCGAAACAATGAGGATATGAAAGCTTACGAGTATCAGACGGTGAAAGTCCCCCGCGCTCCCAAGGCACGCAGCAAGGCGCTGACGGCCTACGGCCAGCAAGGGTGGGAAGTCATGGAAACCAAGGACGCGTGGCAACACACGGTGACGGTGACCATGCGGCGATTGCTGCCCGACGCAGCCAAGCCAAAGCCCAAGCCCATTGGGCTGCTGCCGTCGCTCATAGCTTGGGCCATGAACCGCCACAACACTGCTAAGTAAAGGAACCCGTTTTGAAACTCACCATTGATTCCAGCGCGCTGAACGACGCCGTGGCGTTCGCTTCCCGTGCTGTGAACCCCCGCCATGCCGTGCCGACGTTGACGGGGCTTGTCCTTGAAGCTGCTGGCGGGGTTCTGTCCGTGCGAGGCTTTGACCAGACCAAGGCCAACGCCATTGACGTGGCCGCGGACATTGAGGTGGACGGCAAGGCGCTGTTGCCCGGGGCGGTGCTGGCCAACATGCTCAAGGCGCTGCCGAACAGCAAGCCGCTTGACCTGGAGGTGGCCGAACGCGCCACGCTCAAGGTGGGCAAAGCCAAATACACCACCCCGGTCATGCCCATGGGCGACTACCCCACTTTGCCGGGGCTGCCCCAGCGCCTTGGGTTCGTGGAATCGGACGCTTTCGCCCGGGCTGTGGGCCAAGTGGCGCACGCTGCCGGACGAAACACGACGCCGGAAATCCTGAACGGCATCAAGGTGGAGGTCCGGGGCGACACGCTGGCGTTGCTGGCAACTGACCGTTACCGCATGGCCTACGCAGAAATGCCGTTCCAGCGCTACGCGGACACCCCATATGACGCTGATTTCCTTGTGCTGGCTGACGTGCTGGTGGGTGCTGCCCGGGCTGGCAGCGGCAACATGGACGTGCTGGGTTCGGAAGCCCGAATTGGGTTCGTGTCAGCCACGAGGACCAGCACCGCCAACGTCATGGGCGGCGACTACCCGCCAATTCGAAACCTGTTCCCGGAAGACCACATGATTGCCAACCGGGCCACCGTGGACGTTGATAGCTTGCTTGGTGCGGTGACTCGTGCCGCCGTCGTCGTGGACGGGCAAAACCCCATCCGGCTGACGTTCCACCCGGGGGAAATAATCGTGGACGCTGGCCGCGCTGACTCCAACGCTGGCGAGGAAGCGGTGGAGGCGTGGCACGACTTCGAGACCGTAACGGCTGCCGGGTTCAATCCCACGTACCTGGCGGACGCGCTGCGTGCCCTGACCACCCCACAAGCGGCTTTCACGTTCCACGCGTCCACCACCCAAAAGCCAGTTGGCCTCAACGAGACGGGCGACGTGCTGACGGCAAAGCAACTGCTTATGCCCATGCGTATTACCAGCGTCTAGGCGTGTTAATCTAAGAGTCCTTCCTGCGTCGGGTTGCGAGGGGTCATAGAGGGAACCGGGGTTATGCAAATGCCCCGGTTTTTTCTTGCCCAAAAACAGGCACGCCGGCCGATAGTTTGGGAATTGGAAGCACTTCCCACCGACGAAAGAGGATCCATGATTCCCGTAGACCAAACCATTTTGCACACTGAGGAAACGGTGGGTAACTGCTGGCAAGCGTGCATTGCATCGTTGCTGGAACTGCCCATTGAGGACGTGCCCCACTTCATCTTGCACGAGGACTGGTGGGAAGCCACCAAGGCGTTCGTGTCCGTGCACAAGCCGGGTTGGACCATTGAGCATTACCCCACTGTTTTTCCGGCCTACCAGGACCCGGACCACCCGGAAGCCCCCACCCATGTGATTGGGTCCGGCCAGTCCCCGCGCGGCGACTTCCTGCATGCTGCGATTGTTGACGCCGTAACTGGTGAGCTCGCGCACGACCCGCACCCGTCCCGGGCCGGTTTTGTGGGCGAAATGGACGGCATGTTCGCGCTCATTGCCAAGCCCGTGACCGAGTACGTGGAGGCAGCCAAGTGAGCTACGACATTTCAATGGAAAAGCCCCCCGCTGAGGGCTGCTGCGCATGCCACGGTGGAAGCTACGAGGAAGTGGGGAACATGACCCGCAACGTGTCACCGTTGTGGCGGCACGCCGCCCCGCAGACTGATGGGCTGGCCGGTATTGGCGGCAAGACAGGTGGCGAGTTCGCCGCGTATCTGCGCACGGGCTTGGAACACATGAAAGCCCACCGGGCCGAGTATGAGCCGCTGGTGCGCGGCGACGGGACGTGGGGGAACTACACCAACGCCGTGGAATACATGACCAAGGTGGTGGAAGCCGCCGAGGCGAACCCAACGGCACGGTTCCGCGTGTGGTACTGAGTCCCGAAAAACAGGCACGGCGCGTGTCACGCTTGAAATAAGAACACCCCGGCCACAAAGAAAGACCCACACCATGGATTTGCTCACTATCTGGTTCTACGTTTTCCCCTTCATTTCCATTTTCGCGTGCATCAACCTGGCGCTCATTGTCGTTTGGATGTGGTTTCCGCGACCCAACGCCGTGGACGCCGCACGCAAGGCCGGTTTCCGCGACGGCTACAGCACCGGGCACAAGGACGGCGTGAATGAGGGCTACAGGGCCGGGGCTGAGGACAACCACCTTGAGGAAGCGCACTTTATCAAGTGCCCTGAATGTGACCACGCAATCCACATTCCCACCGTGCTGCATGTTGAGGGCGAGGGCGAGAACCAGCTAATTGGGTGCACCGTGGACACCACCGAACTGTGGCTGCACCTTGAGGGCCACGAGACCGCCAAGCGTGGCTAATCCCAAGCCAAGGCCGCTGGCGATCCCGCCGGGGCCGATCACCGAACCGAGCTACTGCCCCCGCTGTGGGCAGGGCTACATACTGCAACAGTTTGCCGACGAATGCCCCTGCAGGGAGGAACCCAAGCCGTGAGAATCACCTACGCAAGCACCAACGACGACTTGAAGTTCCTCACCAACTTGGGTGTTCCGCTGGAAGACGTAGCCCACCGCATGGGACGCAGTGAGGACGCCGTCCAAGCCATGCTGACCAAAGACGAACCGGAAGACTGAGAATGCCACAGAATTGGAGTCCTGAAACCCTCAAGCTGCGTGCTGAGGCTGGACAGGCCATTGATAAGCTCGCGCGCTCCATGCACAACGACCGCCGGGAATGGGGATACCAAGACAGTTGGACCGATGAACAGCGGGAAAAGGCCAAGCTAGACAACCAGCAACCCACCGCGTGGGTGGCCATGGTCCAATATCAGGGGTTCACCGATCCTGAGGAAAGCGTCCAGGTGCATGCCACGTCAGGCGCCACCCCGGCCACTATCCGGGGCTTGGCTGAACACCTGACCGAGATTTACTAACCGCCACAACCCGCACACGAAAAGGAACCACGGACATGGGCAAAATTACTGAGTTCTTCCGCACGCTGTGGCACGGCAGCCCCCAGCCGCGTCTTGAAATGCCGGACCCAGACGGGAAGATCACCCGCAGCGAGGCACAACAGGCCATGGAAGTGGCGCGGCAGATGATGAACCCCAGCGAGGCCAGCAAGCGCGCTGACTATGAGATTGCCGTGCAAACGTTCATCCGTTATTGGACGGGCTTGGATGCCGTCAGCAACGGCTTGGGCTTTGGTCCTCAGTCGCCCACGCTCATTCAGGAGTTCATGCGCGGGTTCGTGAAGAACTGGACATGGATAACGGGCAACGCGGCTGACCTTGCGGACTACCCGGAAGTCATGGCCCCCACGTTTTACCAGGTCCCGGCGGCGGCGCCCGTCCGGTACGGCGACATTGTGGTGTTCAAACGGGACGCGCTCCACCCGCATGGCAACGTTGGAATTGTGGCCAAGACCCCCATTATTGATGGATACGTGAACGTATTCACGCAGACCTACACAGACGGGTGCCGGGTGGTTCTTGAACCGGCGAACCTTGCCGCGATCTACAGGAAGAACCATGCTGCGGAAGTTCACTAGAGCGGATTACCCCCTAGACCTTGCCAACCAAGCTATCTACGTCCAAGACCGCATAGAGGTGGAGGACGGCCACCACATTTGGCAGCTTGGCATTCACAAGGTCTGGGGGTATCCGCGGGGCGGCGCCCCAGTGAATTACCGGACGGCGTACCGGCTGACGTGGGAGGTGGAACACGGGGTGCGGCTGCCGTCCGACGTCCTGATCCTGCCCACGTGCGAGCGTCCCGAATGCGTGAACCCGGCGCACATGGTCCGCAGCACATTGAACCCCAACCAGTTGCCCAAGATCACCACCGCGAGGCGCGAGCGACTGACCGGCGATTCCGTTAAGATGGGTGTCTAGACCCCCTATTGATATACCGAGAGCATGAATGGAAGGTGACATGAGGCGTGTTTGCCCCGCATGCTCCCGCCGAACGGCTGAACTGGTAGACCCAGATTGCGCCGTATGCCGGGGTGAAGGGTTCCTGATCCTTCACCCCGCAGCACTCACCATGTATGAACCCAGCGTTGTGGCTGAGGCCGTAGGCATGGCCCTTGAGAGTTCAGCCCGACGCATTGAGACCACCACCACCCTTTCCGACAATCGCCGCGCCCACCTGGCTGTGAGCGTCACGGATTTGGTCACGGCTCGCATCATCCAAGAACCGGGCAGCGTCCCCGTTGATGCCCCGGCCCCTGTTGCCCCGGCCCCGGCTGGCCGTCGTCGCCGCCGTAAGCACGAGTCAGCTAACCAACTCTCGTTTTGCACCCCGGACATTCTCGCGGAAGGTGCCACGCAGACGCCCACGGCCCCATATGATGCCGCCGTACTGGACGCCCCCAAGCACCGCTATGACAAGGACGACCGGCCCCTCATGCGTGGGCTGCCCTTGCTCTCTGCTGACGGGCACCCGTCCCACCTTGCCCGGATTGAGGATCCCCAAGACGCCTACGCGTCCACCAGCGAGGATTACCAGACCCGCAGCCGCCGCACCCGTCAGGCCAGCATTGTGGTGGCCGCTGTACCCCACGCCGTGGCAGAGAGGAACAGGACAGCATGAGCTTTGAAATGGACGCCGCAGACGTTCCCAAGGTCACAGAGGAACTGGACACGGACGCAATTGTGGCCAACCGCATCAAGCGGAAGAACCACCGCCGGAACGGCCCCAAGTCCGGGCCAGCCGCATTGAAGCGCCGGGACCGCATCATTGAGGCGTTGAGGTTGCGCCGGGATGAAGGCAAGACGTGGGACCAAATCGCCCCGTTGACCGGGTTCAACTCCCGGCAATCGTGCTATGCCGCGTGCATGAAGTTCCTGGACAAGCGCGACCTGTTGGAAATTGACCTCTACCGGGACGTTGAGTATTCCCGGCTGGAAATCGCGGCCCAAGTGGTCATGGGCATCATCCAGGACGACACCGCCGCCGCTGGCATCCTGCTGGACGAACACGACATTGACGACATGGACGGGTTCCGCCGGAATAAGTACCTTGACGACGTGGCCGAAAGGGTGGGCAAGACCTTGGAAACCAAGCTCAAGGCCATTGACCGGCTGGTGAACGTTGGCGCGAGGGCTGGCAAGATTCTGGGCTACGACGCGCCCACCAAGCTTGAGGGTAACGGCATGGGCGGTGACATTACGGTGACGTTCGCCCCGGCCATGAACAAGCCAGCCGAAATGGCGGAACCGGAAATGATCATTGAGCCGGAACAGTAAGCGCAAGGGCCGGGTTGTCACGTACAACTACGCCCCGCACGAGGGACCGCAAAGCCTTGCCCACCAA